TTTATCGTGTACGCATTAAACGTATTGTCAAGGTCTGAATCGGAGAAGGTTGTGCCGTCAGTAAGGTTTGCGAAGCTGTAAACGGTATTTACAACACCGCTACCACCACCGCTACCACCTGTTTTCACTCCAAGAGCAGATACCCAACCATCCGAGTAGAATCCTACCGTGTTTCCGTCTGTTCTATGCTTCACTCTCAGAGCCTTGTTTGCTGAATCGTAAACAAGTTGGGCATCTCCTATCGTAATGGTATTTGTTGACACTGATGGTGCTTGAACATTTCCTGCCTTATTAATCCAAACAGCACCTTTCGTATTATTGTACCCATTAGGTCTTAGATTTATACTTCCATCTCCGAAGCTAGCTAGTATTGTATGACCGTCTGAGTTTCTTAATACTACATTTGAATCAGTATATGTTATACCACCGTTATTATTGAATACTATATTCTGACTAAACGTTTTTCTTCCCGAAATAGTCTGAGCAGTAGTCAAGGTAACGGCATCAGTAATCCCGTACCCTGCCAAAGTGGTAGGATTATCACCAACTGTAACACGCCCGTAGGTGTCTACTGTAACTTTCGTATATGTACCAGCCTTCACCCCCGTGGTAGCTAGTGACAATGTGCGGTTTGCGGACAGGTTTCCACCTCCCGTAAGACCTGTTCCTGCGCTTATCGTTATGGTCTTGTCCGCTTTCAGTGCGAGAAGTTCAGCTAGATTATCGCTTTCCGTAAGACCGTCAAGAAATGCTTCAAGTTCCTTCCATTTGTTGATAATGTTATCAGCATCGCTTCCTTCTAGGAAGTTGTTCAGCTTATTGCTTAACTGTGTTACGGTATTATTCAGCGTACCCAAGTCCTGTTGTCTAGCGAATGTTTCCCCGAATACGGCAGTAATGGTTTTTCCGTCAGAACTAAGTGTCATGTCTGTTACGGCATTTCCACTCCCCGACTGGGTGATGTTCTTTATACCACCACCTTCCTTCGCCATTTTCCAAATCTCGTTTATCGTGTACGCATTAAACGTATTGTCAAGGTCTGAATCGGAGAAGGTTGTGCCGAGATTGGAAAAACCATATACGTTTTTCACAAGTCCGTCACCACCGCTTCCTCCGCTTCCTCCGGGAGATACGCCCAAAGCGGAAATCCATCCTCTGGTATAGAAGCCTATTTCCGTACTTCCATCTATATGCTCAAATGTTACTGCCTTGTTTACGGAATCATATATAATCTTTATATCGCCAACCTGCAACGCCTGTGTTTTTACCGTTCCGCTTATGTTGGCATCTACAGCATAAATATTCTCCCATCTCTTCGATTCAAGACCAAGTGTGGATGCGTTGTTCACGCTAGGAACTACATTTGCCGTAGACAACTGACCAGTAAATATCTTGCTTGCAGTAACTGTCTGTTCCGTATCAAGCGTTACAAATTTATTGTCAGGAATATGGGATATGTGAATTTTCTTTGTCGGATCATCCTTTCCCAACTCCTGCCACAATTTGTCCGTATTCATCCCGCCTTCCTTGGCTAGCTTCCATATCTCGTTGATGGTATATGCGTTGAATGTATTGCTAAGGTTGGAATCGTCAAACGTCTTACCTAAATCGGCAAATCCGTACACGGCCTTAATCAGTCCGCCTTCTCCACCTCCCGGTTCTCCGCTACCACTCTGTGCGCCCAACGCTGATATCCATTGGTTTGTATAGAACGCTGACTTGCATCGTAACGCTTGGTTTACTTCATCCCATTCAAACCATCCGTTGAACTTCTGAAACGATGCAATAAGGTCATTAAGTAGCTGTTCAGAGAAAATATTTGTTCCGCTTCCCGTACCACTTCCACCTAATGTTACATTTGTCGTATTCTGTGTTGAAGCGGTCTGATTCTCCTGTGCCAGCCGTTCATAGAAAGACAGTATCCTTCTTCTTGCAATGGTGCATGAATATGACGGAAACATATTCTCCTTAGAATATTTAATTTCCAAAGACTGTATCTGCAACTGCATATCCACTATCTGACCGTTATCAGAGAAATCGAACACGCCTATTCCATCATCCCTTATCTTTAGCATATTTCCTTCTATGAAGTCAATGAAAAGATTAGGATGCTCTGCGACAAATCCGCTAGATATGTCAAGTGAAACGGTTCGGTTCTCATGGTCATATCTTGACAGGTAGTCAAGAGCCGCCTTTTCAAGCGTGTTCTCAGCCATTGTCACATACGATTCGGGCATGACAATATTCAGAATGACAAACTCCGTTCCTGCTGCAATTGAAGGAGATTTACCATCCGTATAAAGCGGAAGTTTGGCATTGTCGCTATCCGTTCTGTAGCATGATATTTTATATCGTGCCCCCTTATTAAACATGGCAACATCCTCTTCCGTTTTCCCCGTATCACCGTTCACCTCACCGTAAAGAGGAATAATACCGTTTTTGTTTATCTTAAATTCCGTTCCCGTATAAGTTCCTGTACGCATACTGAACACTGCATCCGTCACAGAAGCGTATTTGTAATAGAACCTATCCTGTGAACCGTCCCGATTACCGAAATGTATGTTGCAGGTCATTTCCTCACTAAATCCGATCTTACAGCTTCCGACAGGAACATCAGAATCAAACGTGAACTCAACACGTATGGTGACTGTCGTATTCCGACCTTTTTCTATATATTCTACAAGAGCGGTCTTGTCGTAAGGTATTTCAAGCATACCAGTAGCACCTTCCTCTCCGATAACAACCTCTTTCAAAGGAGAAGCCTGACCCAATACACGGTCCGTAACCATACGTAGATTAATCTTCACCTTTTTCCCTACAGCATCACTTCCTATAGGTAATATACTGAAAAGCATCTTTCCGGAGAATGTGGCAGTAACCTTTACAGGCTGGTCATAATATGCCCTTGTATCATATATATTAAATCTCTCAAAATCCCTGTACTTGTCAAACATAGCATGGGGCTTGTACTGTGGCTGCACGTTGTCATTTATCCTGTCGGATGAATCACCGTCCTCATATACCTTGTACCCTAGGTTGAATCCGGGAGAGGTCATATAAATGAAGAAACTGTCACTATCATCACTCTTTATCGGAGTAGAACCGATAATCTTGTCTATCCGTGTAGATGTGCTAGCACCCTCACCTGCCACCTTACCCGATTGAGGATCGGGTTCTCCGTCCGCCTTGTATGTATCCCATTCGGGAAGTCCTGACGGGTACAAATCTCCAAGTTTTTTCCCTCTGATGGAAGGATATATCCCACTGAACGTGTTTGATATGGTTTTTCCTCTCACGCCATAGTTTTTCAATCCATATTCACTGTCAATGAAATATCTTATGTTCCCGTCAGAATCATTCGGAAGAAGGATGTACGGGCAATAGCGTGATTCATCGGCAGGCTTAGCGTCCTTCTTGTATTCAGGCGGAACGTTCCTGCTTCCACCTTGTGGTATGATTCGGGTTATGACAGGTGTACTTGTATCTACGGAAGAGGAAACTTTTACAGCACCCCCACCGTCACCCTGCTTGAATGTCCAGTTTACGGACGGTCTTGTCTTGTCCGTAATGGTTATTATCCCACCGTTCGCTGTCGTTGAGAAGTAATAATTGAGATAAAACTTGTCATAGAAGTTCTTCAATGCTTCAAACAGGTTGGCGCCATCGGTTATGTCAATCATATCCTCTGTCAGTTCGCCTTCTGCATCCACATTAAGCGTCCATGTACCAATGCCTGTATATCCCACACCCAATGACGCATTGTAAAACTGTATATTCGCTTCTATACGTGCTGCAAGCTGTTTTGCATCACCCCAAAACTGGAACAGACCGCCATGTGTGTATCTTATCTTGTTTATCTCACCGCCTGTTCCGCTTACTATGTCAAGGAATGCCACATTCTGCAACAATACTTCCTTACCGTAAAACAGAAGAGAGTATTTGTATTTTCCTGCTTCATTAAGACTATCTCCCGATGGGGTTTGGTACAGGATGAATGTATTACCGTTATATACGACTGTATCGTATTCCGATTCGCTCTTTGAGTTGTATGCCTTGAACTCTATCGGAACAACGGAAACGACTTCACAAGTCAATTTTCTCACTTCCTGCAAAGACGGGCTGTATGAAAAATCAGCACTCTCCGCAATAACCCTATTTCCTCTTTTAATCTGTAAAATCATTGGTCTTTAAAGCGTTGGTTGGTCAATACTGAAATTTAACGAAAATGTATAGGCGGACACAAGTCGGTCTGGGTTCTGTAAGTCCTGAACGTCCTGATAACTCAACTTTGCACCTGTTTCAAAACCCGTGCATCTTATCACCTGCTTTGCCGATTCTCCCCATATATCATTCCATATAGAGAAAGAGGATGAACCGTATGGCGTACCGGGAGTGGCAGGTATCACATTGGTTATATATGAATAGAACGAACGGATATTAGTCTTTACCGTTTCCACATCTCCCAAAGCGGCAAATGTTATGCTTCCTTCCGTTGGCTGGTAAACAGGCGTGACAGGTTCGTACACCTTCTGACCGTTCTTGTCATACCATTTTTCGGCATAGGCTTCCTTTCTTGTCGGCAAATCCCATAATCCCTTGCTTTCAAGTATATACAGCCTGTATGTGGCATACAAATCCTTTGCCGTATCGCTTCCTTTCTTTATAAAATATTTAGATATAGCCATTCGTGTACATTGTTTATTAGTGCAAAAATAACAAAAATAGTCTTAGAAACCATCTAACTTTAAAAAATATTTTTCTATATTGTGCATCACAATCGGTGCTTTGGATGAGTGGTTTAGTCAACGGTCTGCAAAACCGACAACAGCGGTTCGATTCCGCTAAGCACCTCAAGTGATTGGATTTTTTTTTGTTCATAATCAAACTGGAACACCCTGCCAACTGTGAAGCTAGCAGGGCGTTTGTTTTAGTCAATTATAACCTTTATCGCATTTCCTCCCGACCTTGGGGCAATGGAAACGACACTTAGGAGTGCTGTTTTTATCGCCATAGTTGCGGCAAGCTGTTGCTTGAGAACTTCAAGCTGTGCCAGTTGTATGACTGTCATGTTTATTCCGCCCGTTCCTGCCGAACCACCATTTAACGATACCAACTGACGGAGAAGATCGCTTTGGACAACCATTTCGTATCTCATCCCGTTAAGATAACCCAATGCCTGGTTGAATGTATTCTCGTCAACTCCTGCAATGGCATTGGACAGACCTTCCGCATTCTCTTCCGTTTCGGTAAGCATTCCGCCTAGGGCGTTGTTTATCTCATTGACTACACCCCCGGCTTCCGCAAAGGCTGATTCCAATGAACCCATGACATTTCCTAGTATTATAAGCTCATCCTTGTCTATCTTGTTGTCCGCAAACATACCACCTTTACCGTCCGCTCCAAATAATGTAGTCTGTACCTGTTGCATTGCCTTTTCTATGTACTGCTGCTGAACCCAGCTTTTAACAACATCTCTCATAACGTCCGCTACGGTATCCTTGTATGCCTTGGCTGCGTCCTCTCCTTTCAGCCATGCTTCGACAAGAGCGTCACCTATCTGGCTAGCCCAATCTTTCAAGTCAATGCTGTACAATTTACTTGCAAGCGTTTCTGTATAATATCTTATCTCATACTCCAATTCTTTTATTGTCTGTTTGTAATCTTCCACTTTTTCTCTATCTGACTTTTTCTTATCTTCTTCGGCTGCTAGAATATCCTTTTGAATTTGCAACTGTTCTTCCAGATTTGACACCTGTTTGGATGTTACCTCATCAAGTTTTGCCGGGTCTATAATGTGCTCAAATTCCTTTTCAAGCATATTATAGACATTGGTCAGTTTCTTTGATTCAAATTCAAGATTCTCTATATGCTTTTGAAGTCTTTTGTCATGCTGTCTGTTAAACGTAGCGATAACATCAAACGGCATGGATATAGCCGAACCTATCGCACCTACAAAATCACCGCTTTTGAATGAATCCAATGATTTCTTCGCTCCCTCATTCATAACGCCCATAGCTTCCGAAAACTGGTTCATCTCACGCATGAAACCGCTGTCAGTATCCTTACCCATAGAATCCATAAGGTTGGACACGGATGCTATTATCTGTTGCATGGCTTTTATGGCATTGTATATATTGGTTATGATAAAGTCGATAAGATTCACCGTCTGCAAAGCGTTCTGTGCCGCAGCCATCATTCCTTTACCAGTCTTGACAGCTTCCTGTCCGCTCTTGTATCTTGATTCGGCTTCCGACTTGGCACTCAAAGCGGCATTGGCAGCTTCTTCATCACCGTTCTTCATTGCATCCTCGTATGCTTTGGAAGCATTTTCTATGTCAGCCATAGCCTGTTGCATATCATTCATGCCTGCCATCATCTTTGACTTTCCTGCATCATAACGCTTATTATACAGACCTTCAATCCCATCTTTCATGTACGTCTGCAAGTCAGACTGGTTATTCTTCATCATCTTCTCTATCTGCTTGTCCACACGTTCAAGTTCCTTCATGTATTCCTTTGCGCTGATAGCACCAGACCTGAACGCACTGTTGAGCATTTCCCTTACCTTGTCAGCTACGGTATTTGCAGCCTCCATAGACATCGCTTCAACAGCACCGAAGAAGTTCTGATAGTCTGTGGTCAGCTTGAACAAGTCCATTTCTTCACTTTTCTGCAACGCGGAAGATAATGAAGTGTTGCCCATACCCTTTGCCGTTTCAATTCTTTTTCGGTAATTCTCCCTGATAATATCAACCTGTGTATAGTAGTCACCATATTTTTCAAGGTCATTCGCATACTGCTTTGCCATCTCACCGAAGTAACCTTTCCATGCGTCAATCATTCTTTGTATAACCTCTTTCTGATCTTCTCCGATATTCTTATTCCCCTTAATGGCTTCCTGTATCTGATTGATATACTGGTTCATTGAGGTGAATGAAGATGTGTCGGGCACGACAGGAACACCAAGGTCAAGATTCATTCCTGCCAATGCGGATTGCAGATTGTTGTATATCCCTGCTGCAAAACTTTCAGCCATAGTAGATGTATCACCACTGAACTGAACGGCAAGGTCTAAGGCAAGTTCGGAATCACCCGTTATCCCAAGTATGTCACTGTAAAAGTCATACTTGTTCCTGTATCTGTCAAACTCATCCGTAATTCTTTTCATCACCTTCTTGGCTGCTTCAACATAAATTTCAGAGGACAATTCGGCAGCTTTCCTTGCGTTCTTGACCGCATCCTGTGGAACACGTGTTTCCAATTCCTTTGCAGCCTTGTTGTAATTGTCAACAATAGCCTGTTTGTCATATACAATATCCACGCCAAGTTTTAACGCCTGTGAACCGTATATGGCTTCAATCTGCTTTTTGGCTTCTTCCTTACCTATGTTAATGCTCAAATCCTTGAACTTGGAATAGGCGGATTCAAGCAATGACAACCTGTTTTTCCAAAGGTCAGCAAGAGGATCTCTTTTTTGTCCTTTCTTCTTCTGCTTTTCCAGTTCAAGGTTGAATCGTTTTGCTGTTCCCGTAGCCTTTGACATCGCTTCGTTGGCAGCGTTAATCTCATATACCGTCTGTTGTACTTGCTCGGCTTCATAAGGGCTTACAATTCCTGTAATTTGATACTCATCTCCAAGTTTCTTGACCTTTCCTTGGCTAACATACATATCAATGGTGCGCTGTAAATTTTCTATTGAACTTTTGGAGTCTTTATATTCCTGTTTTACCGATTTAAAGTAATCCTCCATAGATTTCACATCGGCAGCCTTTATAGCAATAGTCCATTTATGCCCTGTAATTTCGTCAAGAGATTTTTTCCATCCCGTCAATCCTTCTTGTGCTTCCTTATCGTCAAGTTCTATTTTAACAGCATATTTTTTGTCAATAAATTCATTAAACAATTTTTTAGCATTCTCCCCAAGTTCGCTAGTTGTGGCAAAATTTTCAGATTGAATCCTTATAAAGTCCTTTTGAGCATCATTTAATTTATTTACATCAATACCTACAAATACTTTTTTCAGTTCTTTCTCAAGACTGTTTGCAAAAACATTAAATGATTTTTCAAGTTCTTCAGTTTCGCCCATTATGCCCATCCTCAATTTATCATACTCCTTCAACAATTCCTCACTGTCAAAATGGGTTTTGTTCTTGAATATTTCAAATGTCCGTGCATCTCCTGACGTTTCAGCCAAAGAACGTATCTTCTCTACAATAGTAGCCGCCGAAGCCCCTTTGTTTATCAGTTCGGTAAGTTCGTTTCTCCATTCCTTAGTACCCTTACCCATGTTTATAATTTCCTTGGATGCCTGTACTATCTGACCACGAAACTCTTCTATATTCTTACTTGCCGAAGTGAGTTTTACAGACGATTTCTCATAATCTTTAAGCATATCAGAGAATGAATCACCAAATACGCCCGTAGATGTTGCCTTGTCTGCCTTGAACATTATATCCGCATTTTCGGCAGCGCGCTTATAAACCTGCTCTAGTTCCGATGCTGACTTTTGCAAATATTCCACACGTGATTTCTGATCATCTATCTTCTTGCTGTTTTGTACTATATATTGCCCTATATTGCCATATTTTGACAATACTCCAGTAAGTGTTTCCTCATACGACTGCAACTGTTTCGTGTCAAGCTGTTCAAGGTTTTCCGGGGTGAGTTTGTCGAAGTTTATCTTGTCAAGGTCTTTTTGCAAGTCACTGTATGATTCGCGGAAAGACTTTGCACTGTCCTTTATCTTCTGATTGAACTCTTCCGAACGTGCAGACATCACATGAAACGCTTCCGCCACAAGTCCTGCAACGGTAAGTATCGTCATAAGCGGATTAGCCTTTATCGTAAGCCACAATGTTTTCAATGAATTTGTCAAACCGAATGTTGCCAGTTTGAATCTGTTCATCAACATTGTCGTTTTTGTCATAGACAACATTCTTGCAGCTTCCGCACCTGTCAGTTTAAGTTCGGTGACAAGAAGATGCCGTTCAGCCTGTGTCAGCATATTCGTGGCAAGAATACGTTTAGCCATCTCTGCCGACATCTTTCCCGAATTAACGGCAGCAGCTATCTCTACGGCAGACAGCTTGGATGCTGTCGCTATCTTCCATCTCTCGGCAGTAGTGAGCGTTCTGTACATCGCAGCCTGTTTAAGCAACTGTGCTTCCCGTAATTTTTCAGCCTTAATTGCATTAGTTGTTGCGACAACCTCTTTACCGAGCATAGCTGTTCTAGCTAGCTGTAATCCTTTCAACGCAGCATATCCTACAGCAACACCCTCTATTGCCTTAGAGAAGTATCTCCAGTTGTTCATCGCATCGGTTATGCTTCCAACGATACCTTTCAGAACGGAATCATTCGCCTCGCCTATGTCATTCATCATAATCTTGTATGAATCGGCAAGGTTACTTACCATACCTTTCAAGGATGCAGCTTGTATTTCCTGCATTTTATAGAACATACCACCATCTTCCGTCATTGTGGTAAACATCTCCCGAATATACTCGAAAGGAATCTGACGTGTTGATATGGCGTTGAACACATCATCAGTAGTTTGAGCCACACCTCTTACTTCTTCTAGTTTCTTTCTCAATGCGTCCAATGCAGGAATACCGGCCTCTGTCAATTGACGTAATTCCTGCCCTCTCAATACACCTGCGCTTCTTATCTGACCATAGGCAAGAATGATACGTCCCATATCAACGCCAAGACCTGCGGAAACGTCCGCAAGACTTTTCATTGTACCGTACAATTCGTTGACAGGTATCTGGAATGCAGCAAGCTGTTTGGTATATCCAACCAAATCGCTGAACTGGAAAGGAGATATTACAGCAAGCCCCTTAATCTGACTGAATATCTGGTCAGCCCGTCTTGCATCCTGTATGATGGCACGCAATGACACCTGTTGTAACTCGAACTCTCCACGAATGGCAACAAGTTCCTGAAACATATCTCTGAAAAAGTAGAATCCGGCATAAGTCTTTATCGTATTGACAAACTCACGCATCATTCTGCTCTGCTTTGTCAGTTCCTCGGTAAATTCCTTTGAACTTGCGGCATTTTTCTGATTGGTCTGCTGCATCTTTGTTCCATAGGATGTAGCTTCGTTTACAAACTTGTTGTGTTCCTGTATCTTCCTGTTGAGAAGAGTAAGGGTATGGTTATAGTTTGCGTCAGTCGTATTAAGCGCATTACGCCTGTTCGTTAATTCAGAAATAAGATTGTTAGCCTGATTGATAGACGTAGGATTGATGCTCAACAATTCATTCGTTGATGTTTTTCTTAAAGATGATTGCAACTTCTCCAATCTGCCTTGCAATTTCTGAATAAGAGCGTCAGCCTTTGTTATCTGATTGCTGTTTAAAGGAATATCAACCTTAAATTTATTCAATAGTTCAAGGCGTTTTTGTATGGCAGCAATTTTCTTGTTCAAGTCCTCAGCACTTCCCTCCGGCATACCAAGGGCAAGTCCAGACTGACCAGAAAGGTATTGTAGATACTTCTGATTGGTCTGCTGCATCTTTTTATTCGCCTGCTCCTGCTTTGATGCTTGTCTATCCATCTCCTTTGTCCGTGCAATCTCCATTTCGTATTGCTGGCGTAGAAGATTAAGTTCTCTTTCATCGGAAATGGACAATTTAGGCGCACTGTTAGCAGTAAGGGAATATGCGGTTTTCAATCTGTTCAATTCAGCGACAAGATCATCTATCACTTTCTTCTGACTTTCAAGATTGGCTTTTCTTGTAGCCATCCCCTTATCCCCACCTGCATTGCCTAAGTTACGGTAAGTCTTTTCCAGTTTGTCATACTCTCTTGTCGCTTCGACAATCTTGTTTGACAATTCTTCCATCTGAACAAGTATATCCATTTTCTTGTTCGACTTCCCTTTCCCTACCTTGGACGCGTTTTCATTCGCTTTGTTTATCTTATCTACAACCTCGCTAAGTTCGTCATTCATTTTGCCTATATCGGTCAACATAGGCTTGAAGGACATCTCCTGGTTAAAAGTGTCCTGCAACTTCTTCTGTATATCCTTTATCTGTTTGTCAAGACTAGAATCATCTAGCCCGATCTTAAACTTTAATGCTCCTAAATCAACATCAGCCATAGTTATATTTTTTAATTATTGCAAAAATAGCAAAAATAAACACAAGAGCATGATTTACAACAAACAAAAATCCATTAGTATTTTTTAACATATTTAAAATTGTAGATAAAAACGATTATGTTATCTTTGCAATAAAATAATTTTTTAACTATGGCTATAGAAGAAAACAAAGTAACACTCGTTGGCGTAAATTCAGCCAGCGTAACATTCAGCAATGAAGCTAATGTGGAAAAACAATACAAGGTGAATGCGAATGTAAACGTATCAAACGGAAAAAACATTGATTCATTTGATGGCGGAGAGGTGAAGTCATTGGAATCAGAGAACCAACTCGCCACATTCTATTTCAATCAGAACGGTGGTATCGCAATCAACTACAACGATCATCCCGATTTGGAAGCACAAATTGCTATCATTACCATCATCAACTCTTTCGTAACCGATGTTACAAAATACATTAACACGAAAGGCATCTCATCAGTTTCAATTTAAACAGCAAGAAGAAATGACGAACCAAGAAATGTTTTTAAAGAGATTAACTCTCTTGAATATCCCCTTATCACTAGAAGGGAAGGAACTTCCATCAGAACTGAAAGCAAAAATCATGCTTATGCGTGTCGCTTACGACAAGGCTGCAAAAGCATTCGATGATGATATGCAACAGGTTCTTAAAGAAATAAAGAAGGAAGGGTATGACGAGCGCGCACAGAAAATCAATCACATGAAAGAGATTGACGGTAAGGAAGATGCTACAAAAGAGGAAAAGAAAGAAGCGGATGAAATCAGAAAGACAGAAGAAGATTTCAACAAGGAAACAGAAGAGCTGAATAAAGCATACTCCGAAGCATACCAAGAGAAAATGAAAGAGGAATGTGATATGAAGCCTAGAAAATTCGCTTTTGAAGGATTTGCTAAAATCATTGAACTTATTGGCACTGACGGTGCAATTAAAGTGAAATGGAACTCTCCCGAAGCATTGGAAATACCGAAGGAGGAATTTATCTCGCTTATCGCAACAAATCTTGTCGATGAATAAGCCGTTTTCTATATTGCTATTTTTTTTGTTACTGTCGTGTTCTTGTTCACGCAAGCTACTTCCATCTTCGACAAATACAACTATAGTAGACCACAACACGACAGTAACGGAAAGAGTAGTATGGCAATCAAAAATAATAACTCTTCCAACAGAGCACATACAACATACAACATTTGAAGAAAGTTCACACTTGGAAACATCATTAGCCGTATCAGACGCTAAAATAATGTCGGATGGCAGGCTTTTTCATAGTTTGAAAAACAAGAAAGACTTTCTACAAGACAGCATCCCATCCTTGGAAAAAGAAACGGTAGTGACGAAAGATTCTATAATAACCGTAGAGAAAATTGTAGAAGTAAAGGTAGAAAAGGAATTGTCTAAATGGCAAAAAATACTAATCAATCTTGGATACATAGGTATCGGTTTCATATTGTTTTCAGGTTACAAAATAGCCCGAAAGTTCGTGTAACTTTCGGGCTTATTTTATTGGGAATTGATAAAATTTATGGAGCGTAATCTTCAACCATATTATAGGTGGTATTTACCCCTGTGGCTCTTGCTGCAATATAATAATCATAAGAAAAATCTCTACTAACATTAAAGGAATACATAGATGATCTATATGTTCCTTTTGCCGGAACCTGTGCAGTAAATCCTGTAAGTAATGAACCAGCACTTTCTCCAGCTTCTGGAACTGTTCTTGTCCTCATTAACACAAGAACTATACCACGTATAGTAACAGATGACCCACTATTATTTGTTATAATGAAGTTGTATGTAATTTGGTTATTAGAAGAGTTCCATGTACCGAATGCTTCTATTACGTATAGAGATCCAGCTGCATGAATAGTCATTGTTTTTGGTGTTACTGGAATAGGTATGTATATTCCTTGTTTTAATTCATCATCTACTCCTATTTTATTAGATGACAAGAAAAAAGATACTTTCCATTTACCTACATAACCACCTATATTTAATAACCTTATAGATACTGAATCAGTAAACATACTTTCAGATGTTACTAAAATGTATCTAGTATTTTGTAAAAGTCCTACCCCTGCATACATTTCAGAAAATGGAGTTCCTTGATAGCTTAAATAGGATAGCAAAATGTTATCATCAGCATTTGTTGTCTGTTCAAGTTGTATTTCTAGATTATTAGATGTGTCCAAATATACATCTGATGGAACGTCATCTCCAAAAGGAACTATAGCATTATGATTATATCCGTTGAAATCCAATATCCGATAAGGTGCTGAATCTCCACCAGTAGGAGCATTATATCCCCAGTCTACACCATCAAAAAGGTCTTTTAGAAATCCGCTATTAAGCGTTCCTGGCGACATGTATCCCACTACACTTAGACCACATAAACCATCATTAGCTTTCCAATAATCAGGACGATAATCTAAGTATGGTTGCCTCACAGGTTTATATTTACTCCATTTATTTATTTTCCCATGCGTATTTGCGCACGCATATCCTAAATCATAGCCATTACTAGTAGCACCGATACCTAGAGTAGGATATACATCACTATCCAAATTAATAGGAGCAGTGATTTTACCATTAGAATGACCCATAGGCTACACCTCCACAAATTTATCGCAGACGATATTGCCGCCCATTGTCAAACTACCCGTCACACGTACATCACCATCAATAATGACAGCTTGTGACAAATCAAACTCTTCTGGTATATCACTACCATCTAAGGCTATTATCTCATAAAGCCCCTCTGTCGGGCTAAAGCCCCTCTGTCGGGCTAAAGCCCCTCTGTGCTCCCTTGCTTCGCTTCGGTCGCACACCAAATTTCCGTTTACAAACAAACTAATCTTCATGTTTATTGTTTTTTAAATATTTCGTAACACTATCCATTACGCATTCAACACACCAACCTATAAGGTATGCAAAGTGCTCATCCTGCCCATTTTGATACCCCATTGCTATATCACAATAATCAAATACATTACATACAAAATGAGATGATTCATGAGCAACAGTGCCTACCCCTATACCATCGTTGGACAACCAAATAAGTACACCTAAATGGTTTGTACTTTTTTCCCTTACAAAAATAGTCATGCCTTTACAGCCCTTAATTTCATCTTTGGATGTATCTATCGGATCATGATTAAGTTTGGTGAATTTTCTATATATTTTTCCCCATTGATCATCCCCCACTGCAACATACAGTTTAAGGGGATATATTTTAGGATCGTATTTTGTTATCATCGCAAAACATCTTTTAGTAATATATCGGGATGCTCTTCTTTAGGTTTAGATTCTTTGAACCTATATATAAAGCCACTTGCATCCTTGTTAGCTTCCTTATATAAATCTTCTGTAAGAGAAGCCTTGTACAACTTCATTTTCTCTTCAAAATGATAATCAAGTTTAGGCTGGTCCATTATTACTGCCTGTATATAACTCCATGAATATTTCCATAGCAAAGCCCAGTCCTTGATTATCATCAATCCTCCGAATAGCCTTAAATCCCCTCTGAATTGGGGGAAATCTTTTTGGATAGATCCTCGTGAGCCGATTTTGCATCGAGAGATAATTTCATGGCATCCTTCTTGCTTAGTGTCGCTGTCGTATCTATCAAGAACGCTAAACGGATTGTATTTGTAAAAAAATCACTGACATTAGCCCCCTCCACGATGGCTTCTATCAACGGAGTTAGTTCCTTATGGTCATAGTGCCTGCTTAACCACCAAGCGTATATACGTCTTGCAAAAGGAATTATCTCAAAAAACCAATAGTTGTTCAATACTCCTGCCGCTGCAACTTTGTACGGAATAGATGCGTCATTTTTCATAATTGCAATCATTTCCTTTTTCGCTGTATCGGGGTTGATAATGTCACGTATCAACAGCTTGTCTACAATATAATCGTATGCGCCTAGTCTAAGACCACGCACCTTGAATTTCTTATTGCCAACCATAACCTCTTTGTATTTATGAGTGGCAAACTTCTGCATCTTTATCTGATCATCTAAGTCAGGTTGTTTCCAATTAAATATTCCCATTTTTTAAACTAACTTGAACGGTTTAATCATTAATTTTCCTTTCACATCCACCTTTGATATGTTCTTTGGAGTATTTGTATGTACGAACACCTTGGTATATTTAGACGATACAATATCAAGTTTTGCATCATCAATCAAAGAAACGTGTACTATGCTGTTATCAAGCGCAACAAGGCTTACATGGCTGTTATCCTTGACATACATCTCTCCTATACCGAAATCGTTGAATGTGACAACACAATCACACGAGCCGTTAAAAATAGACCATTTAGGATTGCTTATGAAAAGGTTGGTATCATCAACGAAGATATTAAACTTCTCCCTAATGCCTGCAAACTCCTTCTTTAACATTTCGTTTGACGGATACCTGTTAAGTAGGCAGAAGTCAATATTTTGAATATATTTCTCGCATAAGTCATATTTATCTGGTTCTCCCCATTCGTTTATCCGTTTTTCGCAAGCTCCAAGACTTATAGCCTTTTGCTTTAATTTATCAGACAATTCTTTATCGTTCATTATATTTCTTTTTATTACAAAAATACAATAAAAGTTAATATCAATAAAATAGAAACAGTTAAAAAACAATAAAGCCGGACGAAAACGCCCGGCTAATAATTCATAACTCGTCTACATCAACCACCGATACCCGAATTGTCAAGTTCAAGAACCATCATGGTTTTCAAATACTGAGTGTTAACTTCCAATGCTGTCACAGTAACGGAGAATCCAAGGTATCCAGCGTTACTTGGAGCACCTGTGAAGCTGACAGCCCATGATGCCTTCGGGAAGAAGAACATACGATCACCAGTACCGTTGATAATACCGATAGGACGTACAAACTGCTTGAATGCACTTGCACCAAACGCTTTCAGTTTCTGAGAAGTTCCCTTACCGAAAGCATCAACAGTATCAGTTAAATCACTTAATTCCAACTCAGCCTTGGCTTCGTTTCCTTGTGTAAAGAAAGCGAAAGCGGCTTTTGAAGTGGACATACCTGTAAAGGTAAATGCCATAGTACCTGGTGTGATATTCTGGAATACGGTAGCACCCTGCTCGTTCTTTGTTTCAGAAGTGTCAGCGTCAGTACCAGCGGATTCCGTAGTACCAGACTCAATATTGGGAAGAATCTTCGGATTCTTAAAACTTGAATATTGAGTTTCATCGGTAATCTCAATCGCATCAAATGTCAAAGCAGCCGACTGCCCGTTCAAGTAAGCAGGGCTGGTGTCTAAATTTACTCGTGCCATTCTATTTTCTGTATTTAAAAAGTTATTGTTAATTGATGAAAACGTATCTACCGATGCGCCTCCACTGTTTTTTCTCACGTTTTTCATGCGGCTAATCCTTTGAAATGTCAACATTCAACAGGACGGACATATAATAAAATCCTACCCCGTCAAACATTGGTGGTAAAACATTAAATATCTCGAAATGAAGCTGCATAGTCTTTTGAGGGAACAGTTCTACCATCTTTTCACTCAACGCATCCATGACAGACGGATATATGTTCCCAGGCAATGCCCTTACAAACAAAGTAACCGTAGCCATTGTTTCGCCTTTCCCGAAGTGACCGTAAGGGCCGCCCTCGGTATTGCTTACAATTCTTGTATTGTTGTTTACGACAATAAAACTAGTTACCTTATCATCAACACTTGCAGGACGCTGTACCTTATATACATCGTCAGCAATCTTCTTGTCCAATACAATATTGTACAAGGTGGTATTTATTGTTGAAGGATTAAAGTAGCCCATAACTTCACTTAAAATATTTGTTTAACATATTAGCTGCAATTTTCTTAAAAACCACAGTATATTTGCCCCCTTTTAAATCTGTCTTTGTCTTAATCCAAGAATCTGAAAGAACATTCAACAAATGATAGTTCTCCACATACTTGGCATAATACATGACAGCAGCGACAACCAGTTCATATTTGTCAGAACCATCGGATTTGTAACTGTTGAAGAAATCTTCGGCAAGTTCACGCCCCCAATATTCTACATTGTTACGTTTCCTAGGTTCATTTGCAACTTTCGTTGCATTTGCCCACACAATCTTCTTTAGGACCCCATCTTTATAAATGCCACAGCCATAACTATCTTCAAGATTGAAAGTCTGATTGGTAAATCCCTCCATGTCTTTTATATCATCCATGATATTCGTGGCGATATCTTCCATGAACTGCATGATAGAAGCATCCAAGGCAAGCTGGACATTACTACCAAACTCTTTCAATACTTTATCGTTGTTATTTGCCTGCATTTTTTGTACTTGTCTTTCTTGTTACTGGTTTACTCAGTTTCTCAATCTGCTTTTTTAGCAAATCTCGATCATCTTTTGCGTATTTAAGTTCTGTTTTAATATCATTCAGTTCATTGTAAAGCTCCTGTATCTTCTGATAAGCATTGTGGAGAGATTGCTGATAACTCAAAATTTCCTCTTGCGCCTTCTTCAACTGAGCACCCTGAATAGCAAACCCCTTTTCAAGATTGTCCAAGGTAGAAGAATCAATTTCAGTTTCCATCTTTTCCTTCTTCTGCTTAAACAGTAATATTGAAGTTAGAAGGGTTATACCATTAGTACCCAACAAAGCAAGTATTATTTCCGTCCAATTGATTGTCATAGTATTCTAGTTTTCTATTTGGTTAAAGTATATTACCGTACCAAATTCCATATTGTTAAATGGAGGTTTCTTTATCTCACGCCAGCTATTGCTGTTGTCCGAAAACGGATGGTTGAAATTCTGCCAATCCAACAGACACCCGGAAGGTATGGTTACATCGTTATCTTCTAGGTAGGCAGCATATTCGGACTTGTCAACATCATTCGTTTCCGAACCAGTATCCTTTTCCTGTATGTTTGCCCTTCCTTCGTATATCATCTCCCAATACGGGGTGGTCTGATATTTATCCGAACTGTTCTTGTTCTGATAAATTCTCACCATATCAGGAAACATATCCTCACCTAAAATACTCTTTCCCATACTACCATCTTAATCTAGTTATTTCAACATCAGTTCCAACATCCAAATTCAAACCCCATTTGGCGTATAAATCCTTTGCGCGTTGCTCCAATCTTTTCTTGTCATTGATAGAAATAGTCTTGCTTGTGTCGGTAATTGACCAGTTCCCGGCTTTCTTCGTCTTTCCCTGTATCGTTGAAGGGGCAGTGCAAACAATGAGCAACAAGTCAGCATAAGCCAAATCCTTCTTCATCTCAGACGTTTCACGGCTGTCATCAGACAAACGAAATCCCCATTTCTGGGCAACACTGATATATGATGTGTTTTTCAACTCATAGTCAATCTGTGCTTTCAGATATTCACGCATAGACATATAGAAATATGCTTCCACCTTCATGTTACCCTTTGCTGTTATCTGAGGGGTAACTTGAATAGTGAACGGATTATCCGAAACTTTCAGTCTATCTTCCGGCTTCAATGTTTCATTGTCGGCAATAAGCCAGCATCCGAACTCTACACTTTCTTCGGGAATAGCTTGGAGCGTGAGAGTATCTCCAATGAAATACTCCCCTGCGCCCTTTGCTGTGCCTTCGCCATTTATATCAATAATGACCTTCATGGTTCAACCTTTTACAATCCCGTATTTGACTGTTCGTCAACCTTCATAATGATAAGGTTGTTCGGATTCTTCATCACAGGACATGCCCACAACTCACCTGAACTCTTCTCCGCATACGGTTCGGAAGAATACTGATGCAAGAACGCGATACGTCCGCCTTCCAAAGAAGAAATACGTACAGCCGGGTTGGTATCCTGCAAATACATTGACGGTGAGTTCTTGATACGGAAGAACTGACCGCTCTGAACAAGAACAACGGTGTTCTTTTCAAAAGACGGTTTGGCTTCCTCAATCACACCAAGTTTGTTCCATTTTGATTTTTCATCAACAGGAATAATCACAGGAATAGAGAACACCTTCATCAGCACATCAACAATCTCCTGATTGTTCATAGGATAGATTGTAGTAGATGCTGCGGCAGGAACAAGACGAGCCTGTACTGCTGCTGTCACTTTTGGGTGCATCAGGAAGTTGTCATACAAATCCTTGGACATTTCAAAGTGATCGTATGGAACACCATCATTGTCGGCAATCTTACACATTCTTTGAAGGTCTTTAATAGGATCAGCGTTCTCGTTCGGTGTCCAGTCTGTATCGCTAAACCATTTCTGTTTCAACGCTTTCAACTTGTGTTTTGCAGGAACACGATAGTCAATCTGAACAGGGATTGAGTTGGTACCACTAGCTGTATAGTTAAGCATACCTGTAGAAAGAGCCTGATAAGTCATGCAGTTCAACTCGGTATGGAAGCCTTGAATACACGCTTCCATCTTTGTGTACCACTTCTCACGGATCTTGTCAAGCAATGCACCTTGCGGAATGTCAAGTTCATAGAACTCCTGAATATCGGTTTCCATAAACTGAATGGCGTGACCCATCTTCGGAATACGTCCCGAATACCATTCAAATCCCGTAGTGTCCATGATAGGCTTTTCAGCCAAAGGAGCCAGCATCACAGGACGGGTAGCCTGTGTGTATTCGTCAACCATCACGTTCCATGATTTGCTCATCTGAGGAACATCCCAATCTCCGTAGCTTCTCCAATTTTCGTTATCAAATTTCTGATTGGCATAATCCATAAGTTCCTGCATCTCCCCAGAGAAATGCCAATCATAGAAACTAAATGTCGATCTTTGCATAAAACGAAAAAATTTAATTAGTTATACAATGTGTAACGGAAAACGCAAGGATATGATTCATCATCCTTCATCGCCTTTTTGATTGCCGAAGCTACGGGCGGAATGCGTTTTTCCAAAATCTCACTTGTCACCATCCATGCACCGTTGAAAGGATAGAGAGTGGCACCGGGAATGGTGTCAACATCATAAGGCAGGATAGCATTAGGAATAACCTTGAATTTTGCGCTAGCACCAACCTGTGTAACTTCAACCAAAATATCGGTCAATTCCAATTTATCTGCATCCCCAGACAATGTAAGGATGTCATATTCGTCATGAGACGAATCAATAGCGTTAATGGTAAAACCAGTTGTAGTACCTGCGGCAGTAGTAGGTGCTTTACCGACAACCATGCCAACCTTGGCAACTGTATTACCCATGATTTTTTCAACTTTTACCGTAGCACCAGAATCCGATTTCTCGTACATTCTGAATGAATAGTGAATGTCACCGCCATTCTGCTTTGAGGAATCACATTTAATCATGGTACCAGCCGGAAGTTTGTTCCCAACTGTAGGCATACGTTCTACTGAAACGTTACATCCTACCAACAGTACGTGCAAAGACGTATCATTAGAAAAGATATGTCTTGCGCCACCAATCTTACTATAACTTGTTGCAAGAACTCCTGCTTTCATAATTAAAAAAACTATTTGTTAATTTTACTGTAATATCGGCTGACAATGTTGTTTTCCTTGCTAGCCTTATCTTCTTCTCTCTTTCTATCTATGAATGACTTTACATCGCTAGAACCACCCTTGTCAGAGATAAAAGGATTAATGCCATCCTTTGTGTATTTAGTACACGTTTCATTGTACTTTCCCTGTATTTTCAGAAGAATGCTTGTATCTTCCTCTTCGGGCGAAATCTGAATGTTCTCAAAAATGATGTTGCGCAACAACTCGTTAGGCATACCCGCTTCCGGGCGTTTAATCAAATCAGACAGCTTCTTGCGCTTTTCAGTTACAATCTGCTTCTGCTTTTCCTCCTGCTCTTTAGCTTCAAACTCTTTCTTGAACTTTTCAAACTCTTCAAGTTTAGCCTTGACATCATCGGGCAACTCAAACTGTTTCTGTTCGGATGATTGTTGTTGTTGTTGTTGTTGTGACGAATGTGATTTTTCCCATTCCTTTTTCAAGTTGGATATCTCCTGTTCCTTGATTGTATCCCACTCTTTGCGCTTATCAGACGCAAACGCTCTTACCTGACCTGCCACAGTGTTCTTTAAATGATTCACAACACTTTCATTCCAGAACTTTTCCGCATTTTCCTGCGGTGCGAACGCTGAGAACTCATTAATTGTCTGTTCGATTGTACGATCTGTAATAACGGAGCTACTTTCTCCCAACGCATTCTTGATACCTTCAAAAATGACTTTTACATTTTCATCCATATACTATTTATTTTTTTTATGTGATTCATGCACAAGACCTTTGCGCACAGTAAGTACCTCTTACCGATGCAAATGTAGTTAAAAAATGTGTATAAGCAAAAAAATATTTAAAAAAATATTATATTTGCGGGATACATAGAAAACGATGGAAGAAATTGACTTAAAATACCGAGGATTAAAGACTAAAGATGTTGTCAAATCGCTGAAACGATATGGCAAAAGGGGAATCATACCATATAAAAGCCTTGATTTCGTCCAAAGATATATAGAGGACAGAAGAAGCAAGGGGTACAAGGTAAATATGCTTGCCCCACAGAAAGGTTCACAGGAGGCATTTCTAAGGAACAGGGCAGGAATAAAGATACTTCACGGGAATCGTGGGGGAGGAAAATCCGTATGTCTTGGAATGGATATACTGAGTTCATGCAACCACCCGTCATTTTCCGCACTTGTTTTCCGTAAGGACAAGACATCCGCAGAAAAAGCGGACGGTATTCTTAAAGTGGTTTCAAAGATGGTTGAACCTTATGGTGAGTATATTGATTCAAAACGCCTTTCAAGACTTGACGCAGGAGGTGAAATACGATACGATTATTTCGGGGATGCCTGCTTGTCGGGAGAAAAAGGCATAAATGAATTTAAGGACAGACAACAGGGTGGTAACGTTGTGAAGGTGGCGATAGACGAGTGCTCACAGGCAACGGAACCTATCATAAACTACCTTCAAACGGTATTGCGTTCATCATCAGGACTAAGAACAGGTCTTACAGGCGCGTGCAATCCAAACCCGTACAGCGATTTCTGGAGAGCACTGGTATCATGGTGGGTGGACGATGACGGAATAGCAATTCCGGAAAGATCGGGAAAGGTAAGATATTTCTTTCAATATGGAGATACTATACATGAAACAGCATGGGGTGACAGCCCACAAGAAGTATTTGCTCAGGCAAAAGATTATATCATCGCAAGATTCGGTAAAAATACCAAAATTGACGAAACAAACTGTAAAAGATACATCAAGAGCATAACCTTTATAGCTTCCGGGCTGGAAGATAACAAGATACTTATGGCTTCCAATCCCGACTATCAGAAAAACCTTGGAGGAACAGCACAGGAAGTATCCATAAACGCATTAGGTTCATGGAAGCTGATAAAAGGGGGAAACGAGTGGATAACCCGTGACGAAATGGAGGAAATGTTCTCATCTCAGCCTGTGTTTGACGATTATTTTGAATGTGCTACACTAGATATAGCATACGGTCTTGGTGACGTTTGTGTAATGGGGCACTTCATAGGACATCACTTACAAGACCTAGAATGGTCAAACACATTAAAGCCTAGGGATTTGAACCGATGGGTAAGAAACAATCTACGAAAATGGGGAATCGGTGAAAACAGACTGGCATTTGACGGTCTTGGAGCACCTACATTCCGTGACGCATTCCCCGAAAGTCTGGCAATACTTAGAGGTGTTCCGAAAAGACTAGACAAAAGCAAGGATGACCAGCCTGTAAGATTCTATTTCGATCTTAGGGCACAGCTTGCCGATGAGATGGTAACACGTATAAAAGGAACAAACCTAGGATATTGCGGATTCAGTATAAACCCGGAACTTCTCGAAAAACCGTATGTGAACAAAACAATACGGGAAGCACTGATGGACCAGAGAAGAGCAATAAGACGTGACGTGGAAAGGGAAAACGGGAAACTAAGACTGCTGAAAAAACAGGAAGCAAAAAAGATTGTAGGATGCTCGCCCGACTTGATAGAAGGAACATTTTTATACAGGACATATTTTGATATATGTGATGTAATGATTGACATACCTAACGATATAATGGATGAATTAAAATATTTATAATTACCTATGGAAATTTTAAAATTAGACGTTTTATTACGAAAAGAACCGTTCAAAGTGGCACTTCCGTCAAGATGTGACGATGGGAGAGGTGGAGGAACAAAGAAAAAACCAAGACGCTCCACTTTGATATACAAATATATGTCACAAGATGATTTTCTAGCACAATGGGATACATCAGGACATTATATACACAACAGACCCGACTGGAAAGACAGTATCCCGTCAGACGAGGATGCCACATCATCGGATGATGAAAGCGCGAATGTAGGTGCTCAGAAAAGAAAAAAGAAATTGGCATCAACTCCCTATGTACTGCAAAGACGAGCATTTCCTCTTCAAAGGATGATACACAAGAAAAGGGTATCACACCTATGTACCAATCCTCTTAAATTCCAGATAAAGAAAAGCGCGTCAAACCAGCAGAACAGGGATAAGCTGACAACATACAAGGAATACTGGACTGATTCTCTCATGGAAACAGCCAAGTTTGAACTTATAAGCGAAGCCGGAAAGGTAGGAGATGCTGCCATATATATATATAAGGATAAGGACGAGATAAAATACAGGTCTTTCAGCTACTCAAAAGGAGATATACTATATGAGCATAAAAACAGAAGAGGCGAAAGAATAGCTTTCGCAAGAGAATATACAACCACATATATATCGGCTGATGGAGAAGAACATACAGACACACTTGTCGATGTATGGACTAAAGATGAGTTTTATACACTGGATTCCAACGGAGATATAGCAACGGATATTGACGAGAACGGGAATATCATACAACTGCATCAATTCCATAACCTAGGATTTATACCTGTAGTATATCTACGGCTTGAACTTCCATTTTGGGGGGCAGTACAGGACTTGATAGACGATTTCGAGTTCTTAATGTCCATGATAGGAGAATACAACACACGACAGGCATTCCAAATGCTACTTATCAAGACTAACGGAAGAATAAACATTCAAAGAAACGGACTAGGAGGAACTTCCATTTTACGTGTAGGAGCAGAAGATGATGCACAGTTCATGGGTAAAATGGATGCTTCAAACTCACTGTTCACCGAAATAGATAACATATACAACGGAATACTTGACGGAAGCGGTGTCGTTCCGCCAATGCAATCATCATCAGGTGACAGACCTACTGGAACAACGGCAATGTATTACGAGCCGGAAATGGAATGGGCGAGAAGTGATGCACAAATGATGAATACAGCCATAAATGACATGGCCAATATATTCAAATACTATGTAGGAGTAATGGAAGGTGACGCAACAGGTTATAACGCTCTAAGAATAAACGCTACCATAGAGCCATACTCATACATAGACTTCTCTGAATGGAACAATACACTCGTTCAGCTTGTGAACTCCCGAATAATATCATTACAGACAGCAAGAGAAGAAAGTGACTTCTCTGCAAATAATGAAGATGATAGAATGGACGAACAAGACAGAAGATTAAACGATATGGAAGCTAGGGTGATAGAGGAAAATAATGAAAACAATGAAAACAACGATAACAACGATAACAACGATAACAGCTAAACTATGGGAAAATTTACAAATTTACTAAGAAAAATAAGAAGGGCATTAGACTATATTTGCCTTAACAATTTGAGAGTTGACGGAATGGAACATCTCATTGCAGGAATACTTGTAGTAAGCATGGCGCAATGGTTTTTCTCCGTATGGACAGCAATAGCACTAACCTTGTTTATTCTTGTGGGAAAAGAAATAATATACGATAAGTGGCTTAGACAAGGAGTGCCCGAATGGAGAGATATATTCTGGGGAGCAGTCGGTATGGTACTTGGATTGATTTAAAAAGAACAAGGGCGTTACGGAAGTGATGCCCTTGCCTAATACCTAATTTGGAAAAACAGCTATGGAATACCACCAAAAATACAAAGGATTATCTATTGCAGATTATTTTGTAAAAAAGTGCATAGAGCAAAACATACCTGTGACAAATATGTCTATTCTGAACATGATTTACTTTGCTCATGGATTTTCTTATGCGATAAGGCATGAACCATTGATTAAAGATCCATTTTTGGCATGGCAATGGGGTCCAGTAGAAAGAAACACGTATGATTGTTTCAAAAAGTATGGAGCAGATTCCATAACATCCATTTCGGGAGAAACTAATGACGAACTTGTAAACCTAGAAAGAGATAAAGAACTATGTGACTTCTTAGACAAATTTATCCCATTAGCGAAAGTGAACCCGTTTGTATTAAACAAAAGAACACATATTGAAAATGGGCCGTGGGATGTAACCACAGTTTATCAATACATAGACGAAAAAGTAATACAGGTGTATTTTTGCGCTAAGTATGGAAATGAAACGAAATAATTGTACAACATTAAAAGTCTAAGTAAAATAGCCAAATAGGTTGCTCATAACAATGAGAGCATCAACCGCCTTATCTATATTAAATTCCCTATGTTCCATTATACAATCTCCTGATTCTTTCATGGCAACATACGAGAAGTCTTTGTTCCCAACACTCATTGTCGCAATCTTTCGTTCTTTGAACTCAAGGGAAATAGTGCCGTTAGGTGACGGAAACACATTCCACAACCGAAGGATTGAATCAGGAGTATTTATTACTATTTTACGGGCATTTAAGTATGAATCTCGTTCTATGGGAAAAGTATTGCAACCATCCAAACCCTCTTTGTTCAATTTACAGAAGAAATTAGAAAGTTTCCCTAGCATATTTTCTTTTTCAGAAGGAATTAACAACGGGAAAAAATAATCATGATAATCCTCAACTGCTCTTGTAATCATTCTAAGTGTATCTTTATCTTTCATATCTCCGTTTTTATAAAAACAAGGAGCGAAAAACATCGCTCCCGTAACTCCTTCAACGCATGGTTGATGAGATATACACACTACTTTATCGTAACCCAAACCTGTTCGCCACGCTTTATCGCATCGTCAATCAATTTGTTCAACTTGTCAGAAGTATATCGTGATTCGGTAAGTATGCCTTTTGATGTATTGTTACCTACAAGGATACACCCGGCAGAATCCTTTGCTGTATTCCCAGCGTGAAAAAGAATACCCTCAAAATGAGGCACATTCAACAACCTTGGCATATTACGCCCGAATTTTGGGGACCAGTTGTATATAACCTGGTATCTACCGTAAGGAATAGCGGATTCAGCATAAACCTTCTTCTCGTTTCCATCAAACACTCCGTTCTTATTCACGTCAACGATCCGATCTTCAAGCGTATTACTGAAAAACTCACCATTAATATACAAACGCCCTATAGTATAATCAGGCTTACACCATTTTCTTTCTACTAATAGTTCCATGATTTTTTATTTATTGATACATTGCAAATATACAAAAAAGTATTATATTTGCAATGTAATAATTAGGCTAGTTGATATTTAGATGGGCATTAAGGAACAAATAAACACCATTATAAAGTATTCGGTGATTCTTTCATGATAACTGATAGTGGGCGTTGGTATCGCCCAGAACGAATTAACATTCTAAAATGTATGTGAAAATGTACATTAATACCTTTAGATGTGCAGATTTAACTGCAAAAAGTAAAACTTATTTAAAGATTACATTTAATGAGGTTGTATAGATTTTGGCAACCTCAACAATTTCCAAAAAGCATTAAATGGATACAACTAGCAGTAACATATTGCATTTTTTAGATTTATTCATTTAGGCAAGAGAAGGGCTTCAATCTGTTCTCTTGCTTTTTTATATGCAAACGTGAACTAATATGTTAACATTAATTAAAAATTTAGCTTGGTTATATATATGTAAAACATATTTTTGTTACTTTGCACCATATAAATGAACCATTACGATGTTTTTACTTTGGCAGCAGGCAGATGTGAATCTTTACTGTTGCCTTTTTTGTTACATCATACATAAACACATAATATATGATTTGTACAATGACACCCAATGAAATAAAACAATTCCGTAATTATATGCGTAAATGTATATCTATGAATTTTACGCTTGAAGAAAAAGAATGTATAATCAAGAAGAAAAAGGAGATAAAAGAAGCAGGAGAAGCTATAAGAAGAAACAATGGAGGGAAAAATCCAATACTAGGTTTCTGATTTAAAAACAGATTAACTTGTACGGTAATTAGATAATAATACATACCTTTGCACTATGGACAACGAAAGAGAAATATTATCGAAACTTGACGCTATCATACAGAACCAAAAGGTTTTGTATGAGAATCAAATTGTAATCTTTCAAACTTTAGCATCAATCGGGCAAAAGGTTTACAGCCAAAGCGATTTTAAGAGTTTGATGATAAATATGATAGCAAACGGAATAACAGAAAGAGTAGAAGCCAATGATCAACAAAGAAGAAATATCTAAGATTGCAGACTATTACTTCCAGGTAAAAAGACTTGCCAACGGTATAAAATCGTCAACCAAAGAGCGCGCGGAGAAGTTTTCTAAAGACCTTCTAGCCGTATTCCTTTTGGCAGGGGCTAAATCGTTCAAGTCAATATCAAAACTCCCGGATAGTCAAAAAGAAAAAGTGCTTGAACTTACCAAAAAGTTCCGTGAGAATATATATAACGACATATACCAATATGTATTGGAAAGCAATAAGCTGTCACTCGAACTAAACGATGATCTTGGATGGGAGTATATTTCAATGACGGATAACGGCATTAAGGAATATATGGAAAGGACATACGGTGGAGAAACAACAAAGCAGAGAATAAACACAAACACAAACAGATTCCGCGCTGTTGTTGAAGTATATCTTGCCAATACATTACTGTCAATAAAAACGAACAATATAGAAAAAATAACAGATGAGGTTCAAAAGAAGGTATGGAATAACATATCATCACCATATAACGTATCATTTATTCCGCCAAGCAAACAGAAACACTATGGGAGAGGATATGCCACAAATGGTATAAGCCAGTTGTATGTTATAGAGCAACAGATGATTCTAGGTATTTTCAATGAAGCAAATTACAACTCATGGAAAAACATTCCAAATTTCAAGGGATGGAGAACAGCAGTAACATCTAAGAACCCATGTCAGTTCTGCATTGACGAACAATACAAGACACACACAGACAGACCAAAGCTGCCGTTCCACGCCCATTGCTTGTGTATATTATATCCGGTGTTTAATGCATAATAACTTGATAATCAACATACCATTGAGTAACATTACCATAAGATGGGGGATTACCAGCATCAACCACGTCATTACGGGTAAATGATTTAGGAATATTTGTGCACGAAGGCATCAATATATTACCTGACCATTGACCTGTATAAGATCCATCTTTCGCTCTCCATCTATATCTAGCGTATGGTCTGCCGGATGAAGCAACGTAATCACTAGAAGTATTATTTGTAATGTTTAATCTGCATTTAGAAGAAGTAGACCCATTTGTCAACTGTCCGTAAACAGAGAATCCAGAAGCGTTGGCTGTTGTATCTCCAAGTGTAATAGAAAGACTTTGTGTAACCACTATAGGCTTACGAATAAATCCGTCAGATGTAGTAGGGATTAAGCATAATACATTTCCACTGTAATCACAAAAATAACCCTTAATATAAATATATGTATCTCCCATAGATATGAGATTATTGCGATTAAGGGTAATTGAAATTTTTCCTGTACTATCAATACTACTTACAACGAAAACTCCAGAATCCACCAACTTCTTTAATTGATTAGGTATTAATGTACATTTTCACACACACATTTTAGAACGTTAACCCGTTCTGGGCGATACCAACGCCCACTATCGGCTATCATGAAAGAATCACCGAATACTTTTCTACCAATATTAAGCGCACCGTTCACATCGGCATTGATAACCTTTCCAACTGCCGACTTGAACAGACCTCGCTTGACGCGCTTACCGAGATAGATATCATGCTTGCATATATCCTCCATAGATAGAGCGTCACATTTGCTAGTGTAGCTTTCCTCATGTTCGATATAGCTGATACCTGCAAGCTCGCACTTGTATCTAAGGCATCTTCTCAACCTCGCAAAAGGGATGAATGTAAACTTCTGATTGTTTACTCCGCCCATATTGACGGATTGCTTCCATCCTTTGTTGTAGCCTACAGCAAGAGTGCCTATATGGTGTGATACAAGATAATCAACGATACGCCTGCTGGTCTTGTGCATCGCATCATTCATAAACCGTTCACGTTTATCATACATCTTTCTCATTCTGTTTGTCAGTTTGTCTATCCCCTGCCTGTCCTTTATGGATTGCAGCATGGATAATTTTTTGTTAAACCATCTGTTATATGACTTGATAACCTTGCCGGAAAACAATAGCGCATTACATCCGCACACCAGCGTGGCAAGGTTGTTCACACCCAAGTCTATCGAAGCCATACCCATACCAACATTATCCGAACAGCCACAATCATATACAACCTCTACGGTCATGTATGTACGTTTTGGAATTATCCTAACCTGTTTGAACCGTTCGATTCTGTCCTTGTACTTCTCCCATTGCGGAACTGGTATTTTCAAGTCACGGTCAAGGATTATATACCCGTCATGTATCCTGCACGACTGGTTGGTATATATCGCATTGCTCATCCCACCACGTTTGTGATAGCATGGCAGTTCGGGCTTACCGTTATACTTCCCCGGATTCTTCGCCCAATCCTTTACAGCCTTGACATATCCCTTCATTGCCTTATCAAGCACGCGCAATGTCTGTTGGGCTACGTGTGATTTCACAAGCCTGTAATTTATCGTACCTTCAAGGTTGGTGACATTTTTCATTATCCTGTCCAAGTCGGGATAGAACAGCCACCTGTCGTTATCCTTCAACTCGTTACGGACAATATACAACGCCTGGTTGTACAGGTTGTTCGTAACACGGCAGATAGCGCAAAGCTTGTCGGAATGGTTGATGTCAAATTTATAAACTAATTGCATATTAGCCAGTATTATGTACTATTATATAATAGTGTAAATTTGTTCCTTAATGCCACTACAAATAAAATCGGATGGAGGAAAACCCGAAATATGGCAAAAAAGATAAACCTCCATCCGCAAACAAAAACAAGAATTTAATCAATATAAGCAAAAACCACACATTTCAGAAAGCATTGCAATCTTAAAAGGGCAAATCATCCCGTCTTTCAGGCTGAGCAGGTGCAGGTGCAGGTGCTTGTGCTGGTTGCGGCATATCTATCTTAAAGCACCCAACTTCATTGTAATATTTACCCTGGTATTCTCTTGCTCTGATTTCAAGATGGGCAGTAATGGTATCACCCTCTTTCAATTGAAGATCACACAGGTTGCCCATTACATAGAAATACACCTCTTTGGCATACATGGAACCAATTTCCTCAACGAGAAGATTTCTCTTTTGCCAAGGGTTACCTGCCTTACTTGTACCAGTCTGTAACTGACCTACTTTCTTTACTTTACAATTTAATACTAAATCCATTTTTTTTATTTTTTATACTTTTCCTCTTTTATTTTGTCCAATTCTCTCATAGCGGACAGCCTTCTTTTGTGAGCGTCCACCCTTATCCAGAAAACTTTCCAACTAACTTCCTTACCGTTAGTGGTGTTCTCTTTAAGTATCTTGCCACATTTAAAAATCTCGTTGACAAGATAATCATACCGTTCTTTATCGTAAGAATATCTCATGCGACAAAAGTAATATTAAAAAATAAACTAATACAGAAAACAATATTAAAAATAGTTAATCAAATAGTTAATTCTTCCTCTTCCTCTTTCGACAATGCTTCCACGTCACCATCTTCACCTTTAGGAAAATACAGTTCGTCAAGATAATTGCTTGCTTCACTCTTTTCAGCGAAACTCTTTATAACACTACCCCGTTTGCTAACAACACGGTAACTAATATTATCCTCTGCTACAACTTTATAACAATTTAAATCATCCACATCTACGATATCGGGAGCATTATCATCAATACGCATCATGCTCAATATATGAGAATACTCGTTCACCTTCACCGTACAGGAAAAAACATTAGGAACTGGTTCTACTATCAATCCGGCATTTATCAATGAATCAAAAACAGAACGTCTAGGTTTGTATTTCAGTTGCCTCCTTATAAACTTCAACGTTATCATATTATCTCCTCTCTGTGCGGATAATACGCACAAACGTAATACCCGTAACGCATCAATACTACATAGAGGTGAAAGGTACTTGTACAACTGGACAGGAGTAAATTTATGGTAATAATCAAATACTCCCTCTTCCTCTATTTCCCTTACACGCCTTTCCCTTTCTTTATTCCTTACCGTCAAATTAGTGGCTTTCCTTACCGACATAGACTATCCTTTCCATGTATCGTTTTCCTTTATCCATTTACGTTCATCATCACTAAGATCGCCTGTTGATTCACGATGATATACACACTTGTTGCATAACCCTGCCTTGGCACGGACACACTTGTCGCAATCGTATGGGAAAAACGCTATGGTGGTCTTGTCATAGAAATCCTCACTAGCATCATCGTCAGAAAGCCATCCTTTGAACTTTGCAAGCATATCAAGCGCACCTTTCACATCCTTAAAATCAGCAGTGTCTATATCAGAACGCTTTAGGAAACTTTCTATAAGGCTTATCGCATCTTCAAATTCAAGGTTATCCTTGTTTATCAAAGTCTTTGTCTTTTCCTTATTCTCACCTTCCAATACACGCCTCATGGATGGTGTCACATAATCGGAAGCAAGCATGGAAGATTTGGCATAATTGACAATCTGGGTTATTCTTGGAGAGTTCACCCATTGCTTGGCTTTCATAAGCAAAGAACGCTCTGACATACCCTCGTCAACAACGTGCGTAGCCTTGTAAAACAAGACAGGATTCGTATCTATGACATAAGCGGACGCAGCCCATAACTCCATCTCATTCGCATCATCAATATGCTTTGCTATATCAATATTCTTCTGTTTTTCATCATCAATAAGAAGATTGTTACTAAGGGGAAGTTTACCCCATCCTTTATTCAAACCCATTATCTTTCCTCCTTTATCCTAGACTTTATCTCCCTTACCCTCTCGTCAAGTTCAGAAGAATATTTAAAAAGATTGTATATGCTACTCCTGTCAATACATAGGAAATCAGAAATTTCAGACATACTTAAACCCATGTCACGCATGACACAGCACACAAGAGCACGATTTATCACAATATCATGCTTCCTGCTTTTCCTGTTAACATCAGTATCGGAGAGTCCGCTTGCCGCTAGAACTCTCCTAAAAACCAAATCGTTATCAGCCTTTTTGCCCATTTTTCACATTCTCCTTGTCTACGATTAATTGCATTATATCAGCGTAACCAGCCAAATCAACCATATTGTCACGCTTTTTATGGAATCCCTGCCTGCATAGCTTTACAGCTATCTGTACAGCAACACAGTCATAAGGAGATAATTCCTTTCCAGTAATCAAAGAAGCCATCTTGGAAATGTTTTCAAAATTGACTACTGCATCGCCATAGTCAGACTGTCTGCTGTTACTACGGATATCCTTTGCCTCATCAAGGATGCTTCTCTCTTTAACATGATCAACATAAGCAATACAATCCGAGAAAAGAATATACTCTTTACCTTGGTCATCCGCACAAAGAAACTTTTCACCATTCTCAAAACAGTATTTAACAGTGACGAATTTACCGAACACATTTGACTTGCTTACAGAATCTTCACCGTGAAGTGAAATGTATTTATCACGGTTTATAATTTTCACCCTGCTATTCAATGTAACTCCAATCATAACAAATCACCTACCTTTATGTTATCCGCATCCTTCTTATCAGAAAAGAAAATACGATCATACTTCGTTTCACCAAACTCAACAAACATAGCTAAGATAAAATACTTATTCAACACACTATCATAGCCCTTGTCGTAAATTTTGTTTATCTTTTTTGTTTTCATACTTACTTACCTGCATTGTTTGTGTGACCAAAACCTCCATCACCCCTATCCGTTGAATCAAGACTTTCAACCTCAACAAATTCAACCTCAATATAATTACTGAAAAGAAGCTGAGCAATTCGCTCCTTTGCGGCAATATAGAAAGGCTCTTTCTCAAAACTCTTCACTATAACACCGATACAACCGGTATAGTCACAATCAATAACACCATCCAACACATCAGCGTCATGATACTTCCCGTCAACGCCAATAATACCTTTCAGGGAAAATCCACTCCGCGGCTTGATGATAGCCTTCATATTTGATGGCATCTGAATGGCTATGCCAAGTTTAATCAGATTACGACCTTTTCTTATCAACGTGTTGTCAGGAACATACAAATCATACCCGGCAGCACCATCAGTTTTTTTTTCGGGAAGAACTGCATCCCGTCTTAATTTTACGAATTTTACTTGATTCATTTTTTATTTATTTTTCTCTTTAAATCATACATAGCGCATTCCCTGCTTCTGTAAATCTTGCTTGCAGGATAAATCACATCATTGACAATAACAAAGCCTACAACAGGATCGGTAATGGGAACAACTTCACCATCAACAATAGTAAAATTATTCTCGGATAAAAGCCTTCTCATGGCAGCAATCTGTTCGAGAGTAGCCTTTGAGATATCATAGTTGTTAGAAAAGTTAAACTCTAAATTACAGATAAGAACATTCTTGTCCTTATATAAGAAATTAGCTTTCAAACCACCAGTATTAATAAATACATAATCTATTAAATCTCCTGTTCTGCTTTTAGCAAACAGGAAATCTCCTTTCTTGAAATCGTCAATCTTGACTAGTTCATAAGTGCGCTCATCAATCTTCTTCAATGAACACCCCTCAGGTAGTTTTATTACACTTACATCTGTCTTACCCATTTCTTTCCTCCGTATTTAACCGAAATGCAGCCTCCCTAGCCTGATCCTTCGTTCTATACAACTCTATTTTTTCAAACATACGACCATCATCACAGTCATACGTACACAAGGTGACAGCCCACATATTACCACGCGGAGAATAGAAATACCTACCGTAATCCTTTCCCATCACCTTACCGTCAATCCTTATTTCTCCTTTATTAGCCATGCTTGTTCTTATAAATTTTTACCAATAATCATACAAACAGACGCTCCAAATGGAGGACATGACATATAAGCAAAAGTAATAAACACACCAAAATCACAGAATATTTTTCTATTACCCCTAGCACCAACACACTTATATATCCCTAAATCCTTCATTTTTTTTACTAAACATCTTTTTGCTGGAATCTCAAGACCTTTATTCTTATATAATTCATATATACGTTCAGCAAATTCGTTGGTATTTATAATGTTATTTAAACTTACGGAATATGTGCTATTGTCCAAAATAAAATCAACCAATTGAGATAAACAGTATAGACCGTCTTTCTTTTCGATAACAATATTATCAATATAAAAATCCCCATTAACATAATCAAGAAAAGGAGTTTTATCTAATAAAAAATACCTATCAGAAAAACGATCACCAGACATACCACAATTAGCTTTATTCAACATTACATACTTTTTAGACATAATGTCAAAATAATACTTTTCCCTTCTATTTAAATCGGATGGATTACATTCTTCCAATATGGAAAATTCAATATCATTAATATCATAGTCTGATATTTTATCCATATTTGGATGAGTTTTAGATCTAATCATCCTTTTATGGCCATCAATTCTTTTAGAAATTCTAATAGATTGACCAACATAACAATAGTTTTTATACAAAAACATATAAATACCACAATCTTTCATTTTTATCAAATTTTAATTATGCAAATATAATAATAAAATTGATTAAAACAAAATTATGTCACGATTTATTTCCTCACCCCAAACTTTTTCCTAAACTCATCAGCAGAACACGCTATGCGCTGACCAAGATGGTCTACATACAAAACAGCATCTTTAATCATTCGGTCATTCTCACTAAGCATGTGGATAATACTGTCAACAACACACTCTTTGCCACTACTTAATTCAACATACTTATTACCCATGACAATGCAGTCTTTTTCCTTCAAAGGAACAATACGTTTAATCTTGCTTTCGCGATATTTTTTCAGCTTTTCAAAGAACTCACGGTGCATGGCACGCTCATTCTCATCCATCACATAGTAAAATTCACAGCAAATATCATTAACATCATTTACTGTAGTGAGTTCAATAATGTTTTCAGTAGCATTCTGCAATGCGTCAAAGAAATTCACATCATGCTCATCCAATACTTCTTCCATCATTCTATCAATGGAAGCAATAGCTGCGTTCTTGAAATCAATTTCTAATTCAATATCCATTCTCTAAATTGTTTAATGTTAATACTCTTCAAATTATTAATAACAGCATCTCCGATATCATCGTTATGCTTCAATCCAAAAGACAGGCTAGGGTATTCCCACCATCTCGCCACACGTCCTTTGTCACCCCACAAAGATATAGCTTTATTATCAAAGTCGGGGAATAAAATAACATTTTTTGGCAATTTATTTCCAAGCTGGTTCATTCCGCCACAAGCTATCCATACAAAACCGTTACCAAAAGTCATAGAAGCTATTAGGGCGGTTTTCTCCGATTCAACCATACAAGTTATCGCATCGCTGCAATACTCCCCTAAAAACGGCTTAAAATAGCCGCGATAGGTAAATCCTTCGCCCGTAGTAAACTTCCTGAAAGCATGGGTTTCCTTCTTCCTGTGACCGTTCACCCCATATCTTATCCTGTTGTCATGGCACACGTTACCATCCTTGTCAGAATACCAGAACACAGCGGATTCCCTTCCAAGACATCCTACCTTGTATCTTGAAAATACATCATTAACGGAATCGACACCGAAAATACCTGAAAGGTACTCGTACAGGTTATTACCCTTCCAATGCCCGGCATCGCTAAGCCTGTCAACATACTTCATATCAACAAACCTTGATTCCTGTCTACCAGAATCATACTCCCTCTCGTAGAAATCCTTCAAACTCATCCTGCAACCGTCAGGACTTGACAGAATCCTAAAAGCATCAGAAGCACTACTGCAACCGGGAAGATAAGACACGAGAAAGTCAAACAGGTTGACAGAATCACCTCCCTGCTCGGTAACGGTGATACTGCCCGACTTGTTCATATAGAAAACCAGCTTGTCTTTCCTGCTATGGCTCTCCAGATTTATCCTGGCAGGCAACGTCCACCGCTTACCCCTACGCCTTAAAGGAAGCCCAAGCACGGTATCAAGATTGGCATATATATATTCATAATCAATAGAACCCATATTACTTAAAATTACGCCATCCCTGTTTCAAATCCATAAAGAAATCCTTCAACGTATAACGATAACCGTCAGGATATCCTAGAAAATCAGAAAGGCATGAAACATATCCTCCAGGCTTACGTCCACTCGTCCATCGGTACACCATTTCGGCAGGAACCATAAACACAAGAAGAACAAATAAAATGTCAACGTATATGAGAAACATGACAAAACGAACAAAACACCTCATAATCATTCCTCCACATCCCCTAAAAGAAGTTTCTTCGCATAACGCAACGCAAACTCCCAATTGTAATAAAACGTACCTAACAAATCAAAGAACAGGCTATACACGGCATCCTTGTCACCATCGGGAACGGAATACATGATATCATCCATCATACGGATATCATCACTGAACCTGGCATTCTTTGTCGTATAACGCCACAAACCGCCAACGGCAAGTATCTTGGCGTGTTCATAAACATGACCGTCAATGGAATATACATCACAAACGTAATCATTAAACCAATCCTCATTGTCCAGCACACCACTAACAGGACTTGCCGACAAAATCATATTAACAAACACACCAAAATGACAATACTGCTCTATCTTACCCGAATCATTGTCAAACTCAACCTTGAAAGCATCCTTGCCGCTCTCATTAATACTGGAAACCATGTCACTTACATAAAGCGTCTTTAACCACTGGCTGAAATTATACCTTTTCAAACCAGTCCTGTTACGAGCTTCATTTATCGCACACTGGGTATCAGACACACATACATACCAATCAGAAGTAACACGAATACTTCTATCAAATAAAACAATCTCTTTATTATCCATATACAATAAAATTTTTCAGCAAAAATACATATTAAAGTAATATGGCAAAAATAATAACGGTTAAATAATCTTTAATCTTTATTATATTCTCGGACAATATTGGAGATGATATTATATATCTTATCAAGAAAATTATTCCTTTCAGCTACATCCAAATATGTTTCACGCTTATCTTTTTTATAAGCCTTCACGGAAATACCATAAAGATAATAAAGCTGATCGTAAATCTTATGCCATATATCCCGTTGGTTGGTATTTGTAGCGGAAGAATATTTGTTTACCAATTGACGAATGTTGTTTCTCATAGACATTTCAGGAAGAACATCAGAGGACATTGACACAGACAGTAAAAGTTTACCATTCTCATCCCTTTCCTGCTCAATTGCATCAAGACGCTTCTCTACATTATCAATTCTCATACTTTGTTCAAGAAGAGCCTGTGCGGATTGAACAAGTATTTCAAGTTGTGACAATGGTTTTTTCTGTTCTTTCAGTGCCTTCTCCATCGCATTAAATGCAGCAATATAATCCAACTTGAATTTAAGAGCCTTTTTCCCTGTAAATCCCATCGCCAAAAGGGTAAATCCATCTCGGTTCATAATAAATATAGGATACTCCTGTCCATTTTGATCATTAATATATGTTGTTTCCTCAAACATAAGGTTGGCTGCATTTTCAGCACACCCCTTTATTAACTCACGGATAGAACTTAACACATTCTTGTGTTCTTTTCCAAACTTTTCAGCCACCAATAGGCTGTTAGTTAAAACTTGGTCATTCTGACCTTTAAAAACTAGTTCATTCATAATAATAAAAAAGTGCGCCTACTACGAGCTGTCAAATCAACCATAGGGTTTATTTCGGAGGCGTTTCCGTATCTCCACTCGGTAGGCGCAATATCTTAATCTTTACTACTACAATATGTCATGGCAAAAAAAATAACTCCAATGATTGAAGTCACAGGAGTTTGCCTCTCCCATGATTGATTTGACGCTACAAAACTAAGTATTTTTTTGAAACTGCAAAATTTAGAACGGCAAATCCTCCTTCATTATATCATCAGCCTGTTGGAGAAGATATTCATCAGGATTATACTTCCGTCTTAGGACAACCTGAAACAGCCTGTTCCTGTTCTCATCCCATGCGGAAGTGACTGAATAGCCTTCCTGGCGTATCATGTCAACCATCTTTCTCTTGCTGTAAGGTCTTACGCCACAGTCATTGCAGTATGCTATGTATTTCACATACAGGTCACGGTCACGGATAGCCGATTCCTCAATATCTCCCGAAGAATCATACCCCGAATCGTAAAGATAGGACAGGACACTATTGGAATCACGTCTTGCATTCTCCGTAACGGATTCTATCGTATAACTTCTCGTAAACTCACCCTTGTTCTTAACAAACCGTCTTGCACCCTCTATTATCCAGTTGATAATGGCTGCCGATTCCTTTGACAGCTTCAACGGAAGAGATCTGTCCTGTTCCGATTCCTTAAACACACGATAGAACGGAATGACAAGAGAGCGTCTGAAGTGACCATAAGTCTGGTCCGAAACGGAAGGCATCTTGTTAAGGTTGGCCATGAAAGGCGGCATCATGTCGGCAAGGAAAGGCTCACCGAACGGAAGACGCGCCATAGTAGGCTCACCAGAAATGAACTTCTTGTATTTTCCACCGCTCACATCCTTCCCTCCCATCTCGGAAGCATAGTTGAGCAGCTTCCCGTTTATCATAGCTATATTGTACTCGCACGTAGACTTGTCACCCGACAGGTCAGCCATCTCCATATACGACACATTGTCTTTCCCTAGGGCATTGACAACAGCGTCAAAGAACACCGACTTACCGTTACTACCACAACCGAGAAGGTAACACATCTTCTCCATCTTGATCTTCTTCCTGTCAACAAAGGCACACCCCACAAACTCCTGCAAGGCATCCTGTGTGTCCTTCACAGGAATCACATCGTCCAGGAACTTCTCCCACAACGGGCTGCGCGCCAACGGGTCATAATTGATATTGATACGTATGCACGATTCTATCATGGGCGAGAAATCGAACGTTTCCATCGTTTCCGTGTCAAGGACACAATTATCAAACGTGATGAAGTTACGCTTCGGATTAAATATCTCATGCGTCACGTTCTTCACGATGGTACGGTAGAAACGCTCGCTCGTATCGGTCATATACAGTTCGCTAAGACCGTTTATCCGGCACAAGTCCATGCACAGGCGCATCAGATCATCCTTCATCATGGGAACGAATATCTTACCGTCAAAAGCCATGATGGAACCGCTCCTGTGCCGTCTGAAATTACACTCCCTGCACGCATCGGCTATGTCCATCTCAACCATAGCGGATATGGAACGTTTCCACTCGCCTTCATCCCTGGCTTTACGGAAACCGCGACCACCTCCCTTGTCCGCCAGCTTGCCCATAACGGAATCAAGGATGTATTCATAAGAAGCCTTTGCAGATTCAGCGACAGTCATTTTCCCCTCCTTTCTCTACCGATTCTACCGATTTCTCCCGGTCCACAACCTTCCCGAACATTACAACGGGATACAGGTCATAATCGTCCGTTGATATGTCAGGGCGTGCGTCCATATCGTCAAGGGAAGAGTACACGTCCGCGATGTGCTCCAGTTTCCTGCACACGATGGAATCACGTCTTATCCCGTAATACTCTATAAGGTCAGCCATGTACTGTATGGTAATGTCCTTGAACCATGTAAACGCATCGTCACGTGTCTTTGCCCCGTCACAGCAGGTATTGAACGTGTACCCGAAACGCCTCATCTTCACGAAGTAGCTGTTCCGCCACAACGACACCGACTTGTCCATCTCGTTCCCTGCGTTACGTATGGCAGTTACGATGCTTCCCGGCATGAGCGCACACCGTGAAACGCGAGCGGCAGAAGGCTTCCCGTTCGCCCCGGTCCCATCCACCATATCCACATCGGGCACAAACCTTAGATCATCCACGCTCCTTCCGCCAACAACGGACGTATCATGGCTCATAAGGTAGTCTGCATCCACGATATGCCCGTACTGTCTTACCTGGTCCTCGCACCACGAAGCGAATCTGCGCAACGACCGTTTCCACTCGGAAGGCATCACATACCCGTATCTAGAGCATATCTCCGCTATACGATTCCTCTCCTTCTCCCATTTTCCCTTCATCTTCCTCTCGTACTCCAGCACTTCACCCTCCACGCTGACACCAGCTACCTGTGCAGCCATAGACTTTGCAGTTAAAGGTACGGGCACGCGCCTGATAAATGACGCTTCCGACACAAGAACCGTCCTAGTACCGTCCTTCAACGGCTCGTCAAGTTTGAGGAAACACTGCCTGTCCGCAACGTTGACGAGCGTAACCCATCCGAACAGCCGTGTCTGAACCCTCATTCCCTTGTACCAACGTCCCCTGTCGGGCATTGCATCGGACAGGCATACGACACGCCTTGATTCGGGCAACCTAAGTTTAATCTCTATTTCTTCTTCCATCTTTACACACACATTTTATATGATTTCACCTGCAAATATAGCGCAAAAAACAATACGAAAACAATTAGTTAAATTAATTAGCTGCAAATGTTTACGAGATTAACAAATACGTGTTTAGAAAGATAGTTTATCTTTCTTTACACAAGATTTTTTACTTTCACGTCCACAGTATGCTTTGAATAGGAAAAGTAAAAAATGTTGATTGTTGTTATTTTTTATTTTTGTTATAATTTTTCTCATTTTAGTTAAAATGATTTAACTATAATTTTTTATTTACTTGTTATTTTCTACGTTAAGAAATGTAAAATTGACTTAATTTAACATAAAATAAAAAATCTCAACACCGATAGTTGCATATACAACTAATTGATTCGGGAAAATTCGTAAAAAACCTACGAAATTCGTTGATTTTTCGTAGACTTCGTAAACTCTTCGTTTTTCAACACTTGTCAAAAAACTCGCAAAAATTAACGACTAAACAGCTTATTTTCAACGTTTTATACTTGTCAAAAAAAATTGAATCGTTAATCGTAAAAAATTTGCTCTCTATTAAATAGCATATTAAATGTTAAAAGTAATATATATTTACAACATATACATACACGTACACGATACATACTATATTACAATACATATGCACGTACATTACATATACGACACATACGCATACAGACACCAAAACTGCATACGTAATTTAGTATAGATACATATCAAAACGACGAAATCAACGAAGAATACTGTAAACCAATAACTTATACTGCAAAAAAAGACATAAAAAATGCAACCATACCTACGAAACACACCAAAAAACCTACGATTTTCGTAACTTTTTATGTAAAAATTTATCCGATTTTGTTGAAAACTACAGAAAATACACCACCAAAACGCAAAATCAGCCATCCGAGCAAAATTTTTGGGAAAAAAAATTTTCAGAAAAAAATTTATCGGAAGCGACACACCCGCAGCGAAGCCTCTACAAAAGGGGGTATGTCACTGATTTACAGGCAATTACGCACGTTTATCCACCACGATTATCAACGTTTGTAAATAAAAAAGAATTCTTTTCTACGAGAATCGAATTTCGAAATATTTACAAATAAAATATCTTGACAAGTGACTTCTACGAAGATTTCGTAATTCCTTGATTATCAGACACTTACAAAAAGATTTAACACAAATTAACATTGAAAAATCTTGAAATTAAACATAATATTAGGCTAAAACGTGTCTTGCATGGTCGGATCTATTAATATTATTCAATATTAATTTAAAATATGTATATAAACAGTATTGATTTTGGAAAAAACGGGCTTAATTTATAATGAATGTTAATGAAATATACAACATAATCAAAAACGCAGTATGTTTGCAGTGTCGGAAGGACAAAGAGATACTTGACGTATTGAAACAGCTTGCCACGGTGAGAGCGTGGTACAGATCCGCAAACCAGGGAATAAGCGGAATATAAACAGCGGTGTCGTTAGCCACGATGCAGAGGTACGGGTATTGCTTGATAATGGAGATAGTAACTTAGTGCGATATGCGATTAACATCCCTAATATAATATAATGTATGTGCGTATGTGTATCCTATACATAAGCCTTAATACTTGTCCGTTATGCACGGAACGTATAAATAAGCCGTAAAAACTACGATACGCGCATATTGTAATGTAGCTACTACCCTGTTTTTATGTGGTTGGTAACGGTTACAAGCCCGTATGAATACAGAGTACAGTATATAAACTTAATACATTATAATATGAAAGCAAAAAGAATCTCACAGAAAGCGGTTAAAAACATGATTAACGGCAACACTGCATTGCTGCATATCGGTAACTTTGATACGGGGAAACGTACCAATTTAAAGCGCGCGGTTAGCGAATGTGTATATACTAGTCGGTTGTATTATAATAAGGAATTGCAATCGGATAACAAAAAGATAGAATACCTAGTGTCAACCTTATAGGGTGTTTAAAGTAGAACTATATAAAACACATATTGCAGCGTTTAACGAATACACTGAGTACCACATTAATTTTGACGATACAAGCAAGTATTACACATTGGTTATAAGTGGCATGCAGTTTTTGATCGTGTCAGATCTGGGCTGGTGTAATATATGGCAAGTGTTTAACACCGACACCCCCGTTACAACCGACTGTAAACAAGAAACCGAAACCAATTGCGAACAAGTTTACGACGTGGTTTTTAACGACGATACAGCAAGCAATTGCAAGCATATAAACAGTACATACGAATGTTGCATGCAATGGATTGAAGCAAACAGGCACGACAATACAACCTATTTTGCCGACTACAAGGGCGGCACCGTGTCAATTGTAGAAGTGAATACAGGAAATTATGTCTACACTGAAAATATTTAATATTAAAAATCATACAAAAACAATAACGAACAATTAAAATATTACGATTATGAAAACAAATGAATTATCTTACAATGTGACAAAAATTTACATAGAGAACGGAATAACCTACAAAATGAACGTGCGCATAAGTTTGGGCGACTGTTGCAAAAATGGTGTATGTGATTGGAGTATCACGGCCGACATTTACGAAAAACGTAGGAACGGGCGTTTCGTTTTGTGTACTAGTAGTTGTTGTCACGAAGAAATTTTGAAGTATTTCCCGGAGTTTAAACCGTTTGTCAACCTTCATTTGTCCAATCATTACGGGCAACCTATGTACCCCGTTGAAAATGGCTTCTACCACCTTAAAAACAGTGACAAGGAAAAGACAATGAACTACCTACGTATCACCGAAACGGAATATAATACATTACGTGATAGTGCAGAGGATAAGGCGTACTTTACATACCTACTATATACCCTAGGAATCGTAGACCGTTGGGAACAAGAAAGTTTAAAAGCTATAAAGCAATTAGAAGCCTTAACGGGTAACACATGGGAAAACCCATATAAGCCCGAAAACGAACGTTTTGTATTAAGATTGACGGATGAAGAGCGTACACTAATTGAAAACAGAATCAAGGACGGGTATTATACTAGTGAAGCCATACAGGAACGGAAAGACCAGAAAAAACGTGAAGAATACGAGAAAAAACGCAATGAAATAATTGCAGACTGTGAAAAATCCATACAAGAAGCGGAAAACAAAAAGCTGGTTATGTTGGCCGTTCTTGACGCCGGAATTTCTCTTAAAAACGCAATATACTACAATCATAGCAATGAACTTGCGTTTAATTGGAATGATTACGAAGAAAAAGTAACACAAGAACAATTTGACAAATTTGTGAATACAGTTGACAAAACTAAACTTCCTGAAAATATAACCTTTAAATTAAAGAAATTATGAGAACGTTTTTTGCACAAGTGGAAACAAGGTATCGGGCAATTAAAATTTGCCCGTTTACCCCTGCACATATTGTCAATGTTTTTGGCGGTTATATGTGCTTTGAGAGTGATAATGATTATAGAGTTTGGAAAAATCAAAAGTAAATAACAATGATTGAAACATTAATACTATTAGGTTGCCTGTATCTATCAATACGGGTAACTGATTATATCGAAAAACAGAAACAAAACAATAACAATTAAAAACGTAACATTATGGAAACAAGAAACGACATATCTAATTTGCTTGCAATGTATATACGTAATACAAGCGATATATACAATATTACATTATGGCTGCAAAACTGTGTGATCAAAAAAGCAAACAAGGGCATACAACCACAAGTGGAATACCTTGCCAATTGCAGCACGATGAAAACGATAATCAGAGAGGCCGCCAAACTGTTATACAAGTACGACGGGATAACACCCACCAGACAGGAAAAACAGGAAGCGGCCCGGGAACATGCCAAATACATTTTAGAATGTGTGCAATACTCCATTCAGAAACACCAATAGAGGGCAAAATAAAGCCCTGTAATGAAAGATATAAACCAATACCGATATATTACCCATAAAAACAAAAAGATATGATTTATAAAGGATATATAATACATTATTGCTTTTGCGGTTACGAAACGAAAATGTATCTAATTAATTTCCCCAATATCCATACATTTCCGAAAAATATAAAGTATGCCCACAAAACATTGAAAGAAGCAAAACGGGAAATCGATAAGGTAATAGATCTATTAACGCAAAAATAAAAACATTATGATACTAGTAACAGTAAAAAACAGCAAAACAGGTAGCCAATATATTTGTAAATCGGCTTTAAAAACAGTAAAGTATATAAGTTACCATTTTATATGCATGCACAAGGATCACCCGTTTTTTAAACAATTATATCACGGTCCGAACGGAATACAAACAGGATCGGAATGATACAAGGAAATAGAAGCCCTAAAAAAATCTATCTGGAATACACCGATGCACGAACTACTAGATATAACCATCACGGAAACACCCCTAGACGGTCGTACCAGGTACGCAAAACAGTTACCCGTATATAATACGGACGTATTGGCGGAATTTGGTGAAGTGTTAAATGAATAGTATTATGAAAAAACAAGAATTTATCCTCTCTATGGGATTCGAAAAATACTAATGTTCTTAAAAATATTGAGAATACAGAAAACAATTGATTATTAATTAAAACTTAAATGTTATGTATTACGAAGCAAGAATTAAACAAGGTCGCAAGGTTGTGTTCTCTTGTAATGTTACTTCTATGGACGATGCTCTCGATTGGTTTATTAAATTTTCTTATAGTTCTAATTTGATGGATCTTACATTTCATATCATCCCCAAATCTGGTCGTCAATAATGTGATGGAAATTATTTAGATGTTTATCCACTAATTGGAGCGGTTTTAAAGAGAAAATTAAGCGTTTTACTACTTACAGTCGTTCTATAAAACGTAATAATTACGATTATAGAATATGGCACGATTATGCAGGGTATTATAAAAATAAATAAATATTATTACAATGAAAAAACAAAACTTACAAAAAGAATTATATCCTATCCTTGAAAACGAAAGTATTAAGATAGGAACGTTTAAAGCTAGTAGAAGTATTGATACATTGGATCTTATCAAGGAAAATATCAAGTTTTGGAAAAGCTATGACGGGCACAAGTTACCTGAAAAACAGGTTAAACGAGCGTATTATAACGGCACCAGGACGCAAAAAATAATCAAAATGTACCTAGATACGCCCGAATTGATTAAGTTTGTAAGAGAGCACGCAAACGACTATAAAACGTTAAATCGAAAAGATATACCAAACTGTATAACCTTTAAAAGCGATTACTACACGGGAACACGTTATTTTTCCGTATTTATTGAAAAATTTGGGGAAATAAGTTTTAAAGAAGTTTTGAATGTTTTCCCGTTACTTCCAAAATCATATTTGAACGAATAATGAAAGTGATTAGAGTGATTAGAGTTTTAAGGAGAATACTAACAGATTCAGATATAATAGATCTGTACGGTCTGTATTGTGAGTTTTACAAAAATATACAATAATTTAGATAGCATTTTACGCAATTTGTTAGTTGCTGGAAACATTGTAACCGTATCATATGAACAAATGAGAGAGAGATACGCAAAGAACTGGGCTGATTTGTTAAGCCTGTCATTTAGGGAATTAAGATAAATAGGATTGCCCGGTATGGAGAACAACTAATAGAGCGATACTATTACCGGGAACTAATTAATAACTTAAAAACGAAAAGATATGAATATTATTACAGATAAGGCGAAAACTCCTGCAAAGCTACGTTATAGGGTGAGCAATAACAGCGGAACAATAAATAAGGAGTTCGGCAAAAATCAACAAGCGGCCTATGACTTTGCAAACGAGATGAAAGAAACGGTAACCATACGCGGATATTTTGTTTTTAAACATAGAGGGCAATGGCAAACGAATACGGTATTCATTGATCATGTATTTAAATAACCAACTATCCCGGCGTGGAGAACAACAAGCGGATCGCCACCGCCGCCGGGAACTATTTATTAACTTAAAAATAAAAAGACAAATGAACTTGATTACTAACTTAAAAACAAAAGAATATGGGAACGAGCAATCAGCTAAGTATTAAGCAAATTATTTGTTTTAACATTATAGCGGCTGAAAAAGTTGCCGGGAATATATGTCAAGGTCTTGCTGTTAAGCTAGGGAAAGCGTTTATATACGATAACCGTGATATTGATGTCAATGAAATCTCATACATTAGTCAACAATGTGAGATTGCGCTTCAAAATATATCCGAATTAGGTCTTACGGAAGCCAAGAACAATGAAATGAATAATATAATAGCTAAATATAATGGGAACGAACAATAAACAATCCATCCTGGAAGGGCGGAAATGGGATGTGATAGAGAGTGTTGACGGATATTTTTCCGGGGAAAAGAACGGAGTTATCATACAAGGAACGACAATGAGTGATCTGTATGAAAAATGCAAATCTTTTGACATAGCTTCGGTTATGGAGAAAATTAAAACGGGTGTAGATCTGAACGACTGGGAAAAACGCTTAATAAAAGTTAATAAAAAGTTGTTAGCAAACCAATAAACTATATCTTTGCCGTATGAGAAAGAAATACGTGGCATATTATAAAGGCTGTACAATAGAGGTCACAGGAGAAAAAGACTTCATGTACCGGATAATAAAAGGTGAACGGATGGTTCTCTTTGTAGATACGTTTTATAAGTCCACATCTGATGCGTTAAAGGGAGCAATGAGGTGGGTGGACAATAATGTTAGAAAGGAGTGAATTTATGATTTTTGGAATTGTTTTTGCTATGATAATGAAAGCTATATGTGGAAATATGTTGAACGATTGATGATTATCATCATATGGCTTATTGTGTTACAGATTTTATCAGAATGTTAAACGTGTGTGTCTATGACTAAAGAAGAATTTAAAACAAAGAAAGAAATTATCAATTCAAAGATAAGGGAATTGAATAACGAAATGGTAAGACTAAAGAAGGAGTACATTGAATATAATGCAAAGTATCCTATCGGAAGCAAGGTATGTATTACTACTCCTGCATCTACATATACAAAATTAGATAGCTTAGAAAGTGTTACTGTCCCCGAAAGAAAACAATACGCCTATGTCAGGGATTATAAAATTGATTTTCTTGATAACGTTGAGCCATTGTTTAGCAAGGTGAAGAAAGATGGAACCATGTCGGAGGTGAACTTGTATGTTTGTCTTATGAACACTAAGATAGAACTGGTAAAGGAGTAATTGTTATGGCAAAAATAATGAATTTAGGGGCGCATTGTAGTGAGTGTATTCACTATCAATATATCAGCCCGTTTATGTATTGCATGGCTTTACAGAAGAGAATAACGGCTAGGGAAACTCCTAAGTATTGCAAACATTATAAAACGTATAAAATGATACGGTTATGAATAAGGTGGAAGTAGGAATCCTTGACAGACACGAACTATTTGAACACAGGGGAGTACAAGACGGATTATTGTGTCCGTTGCCAATACCCAAACGACAAATACCGTTATAGGGATAAATGGAAATATCTCTATACCGAATTTAGCTTGTGGACAAAAGTGAACAAGATATGAAAACATTGGTTTTTGATGTGATGCTTGACGGGCGATTTGTACATACGTTTAGATACCAATATTGCCCATTGTTTCCGATAGACGAACAGGAATTGGAGAAGTTTGTCACTGACAGGCTTCCTACGTTAAAAGGAAAGGATTTTAAAATAGTATTTTGATATGAAACAGACAGTAGAAGAAGCGGCAAGTGAAAATATCCTATTTAATCATAGGACAGTTGACAGAACTTTGGCTGGTAAAGATTTGGCAAAGTTTGGAGAGATAAATTTCGTTCAAGGTGCCGAATGGCAGTCAAAGCAATCACCGTGGATAAGCGTTAAGGAACGGTTGCCGGAGCCTAACAAGGAAGTTCTTCTTTATGATAAGAACTCCATCCGGCATTATGTCATAGGATGGCTGCGGAGAGATAAAGGATATAACGAAGGCATGTGGAGGCTCTCCAATGGTCGGGTTGAAGATAAGGGTATAACCCACTGGATGCCGATTGATGAACCAATAACCGAGTAATTATGAATGAAGTAAACTTTAATAGAATGTTCGGACAGCAAGGATGGATTTGTCCGAAGTGTGGAAGGGTATATTCGCCTTTTACACAAATGTGTTTGTATTGCGGAAATAACAATTCCGAAAATACATTTACATCTGCAAATACACCTACAAAAACTTTCGATGAGATACTCGAATCCAACAGGGATGTGCTTGAACGGATTAAGGAGAAAGGGGACTAATATGGAAAGGTACAGAATCATACGAGGAGAAGGGTACAACGGTTGTATTCCCATAATAATATATTGGGTACAAGTCAGAAAAGACAAATGTATTTCATACGAATGGGTGAATGTAAAGGGCTTTGACACCTATAAGAGAGCTAAAGAGTTGTTGAATGTTTTAAAAGGAGGAATTGATTATGAGCAAATATAGATACAGAGAAATAAAGAACTATATCCATAACGAACTAAAGTTAACTAAAGAGGATATAAAGGATACAATAGTTCCAATTGTGAAAGAGGAAGTTAAACGTATCTTCCGTAACACCTATGGGGACGATGTTAATATAGAGAGGTGGATTCGTTGTATGGTTTCTGACGAGATACAGAAAAACGGTGATTACTTAATGATAAGAAATTTGTGTAGGGAGATAATTAAGGAGGAAATTGTCGATAGGTTGTCAATTGATATAAGCCTTAAAAAGAAGGAGGAATAATTATGGAATTTACAACACCGTGCTTCATACGCAAAAATACACAGGAACTTCGGAGAGGGCTGGAAGAATTGGGGTATTCCAAAGACTATCCTGAATGGACAGTTGATTGTAGTATAATATGGGCTTATCAATATCCAATAAAAGGATTTGATACTCCTAATTATGTGATTGCGGATTCTTTTGACATCCCTTTTGACAAACATAGTGCTTTATGTGGGAAATTTATTGATTGCGGAACAAATGAAGAACTATTCCTGGCTATCGCTGCATTAAGGGATGATAGTAACTACATGCAGTGGTTTATAACAGATTCCATTCTTAGCGTTTCTTATAGCGATTCTATTGGTAACGATCGTTATTTCACAGAGCCCAAAGGCATTATGTTCTTTTGGGATGAAAATTGGGATAATGCAACCATTATTTCAGGACGTTATCACAAGGCTACCGTAAATGAACTGATTGAACACTTTAAAACAAAGGAGGAACAATGAAAGCAAGAGTAAAATCAACAGGAGTTTTGGTAGATGTAACTCCCCAATTAAACATCAACTCTCAACATAACAATAATTATTTATATGTATGTGATAACATGGTTTACAGAGAATGCGAACTTGATTTTTCAGCTATTGACTGGGAACAGAGGCGATATGAACTAGCGAAAGCTGCCATGCAAGGATTTTGCAGCAATCCACATGAACAGGTAATGAGTGCTAGTTTAAATATTACAGCAGAATGGAGTCTTGGTTTCGCTGATGCGCTAATAAAGAAATTAAAAGGAGAATAAAATTATGACCGAAGAACTTGTAACATTAGAAACAGCGAAGTTGTTGAAAGAGAAAGGGTTTAATGAGTATTGTAAAGATATTATTAAAGAAGACGATAATCGGATAATGCAATCTGTGTTCCGAACGAATAAGAATTTGCCAAAATTGTGTTATAGTCGTCCCACTCAGTCCGTTGCACAAAAGTGGCTACGTGAAATAAGAGGTGTGTATGTATATGTAGAACCTGTTATTGGAAAAAGATGGACGCTTTCTTTTTGTGATTTCAATGTTCCAACAGAAGAAAGCGACTGGATGGAGAACGAAATAAACAAAGGGAATGGCTATAAAGTATATGTCACCTACGAAGAAGCACTTGAAGCAGGATTACAGGAAGCATTAAAATTGATATAAATATGAAAAAGATATATTTCAATGATAAATTTGGATTAACACGAGCGGTGTTGGACGGTCGTAGGACAATAACTAGACGAATTGTTCCATTTACATATTGTAAAGATAAAATTCATTTGTCTAGATATAAGGTTGGTGAAGTTGTTGCCATTGCGCAAAGCTATGAAACCGTTTACCATGAACAAGGATTGGAAACACTTGATATGTTAGTTAGTGGTTGGAAGTATAGCAAAGGTTGGCGTAATAAACTCTTTGTCCGCGCTGACTTCATGCCCCATCATATCCGAATTACCGATATCAAGGTTGAACGTTTACAGGACATTAGCGATGAAGATTGCCTGGAAGAAGGGATATATGAAGATTCGGGTGATGATGAGTTTCCACCATCTATATTTTATGAATTTGAGGGAAACAAAGACGATGGATTTGATACACCCCGTGAAGCCTTTTCCGCCCTCATAGATAAAGTATCAGGCAAGGGCACATGGGAATCCAATCCTTATGTTTTCGTATATGTATTTGAACTGATTGATTAACAGATTATATTGTTATGGAAATAGCAGAATTAAAAAAAAATGGAAAGAAATGATATTAATTTCCCGTTATTCCGTATATTTAATGGAGTAACGGGGCGATATGAACTTCTTTTTGACGATATATCCATAGACGCTTATGGACGTGTAAGAGATAGTAGTGGTTGTGTTGTAGAATGGTTTACAGGCGTATTTGATATGAACGGAATACCATTGTTTGAAAACGACATAATCATGCCTGTAAAGGACGGGATAAGCCAATATAGACGTATCTGGAGAACGATAGGAGGATTTGTATTAAGCAGAAGAAATGATGTGAAAGGGCTTTCAAGATTGGATATGCTTGGTGCGGACTATCTGGTAAACGAACGTGTTCAGCAATACATATCTGATGGATGCGTAAAGGTGGGTTCTGCAACAATTGATCTTGACCTGTTGAAAGGGAGAACGAAAGAAGAGATTATTAGAAATTTATCTAGAAGGGTCAGATGAAAGACAAAATGCTAGAGGAAAGTTTGAACAATTTCTACAGGACGTTTCTTATTTGGGTGATAAGATGTTATCCTATATTGTTCTGTATTGCTATACTTGTCCATCAGTGTGAGGTTATACACTCTGTTGGAACAGGTGATATCATTGAATATTATGATGGTGACACATTGGAGTATATTCAGTATGCCACTCCGTTTTCGGACAAGTACCTTACCATATTCTTTAACGCCAAACTGTTTAATGCAATATTGTTTTATGTGTTGTCAAAGGTATTTTTATTTTGTATATACCATAGAGTATTTGTCATTGAAATGTTTATATACGCAATACTGGATATTGTATTTAATAATGTGGTGTTTGAGGATGCACATTTGATTAATGCGATATACTATACATCAATTGGTTTTGTTACTGTTGGATTCTTTATTGCATTATACTTGCATCAAAGATATGGAGATAGGAAAGTGCACACGCATCAAACTATTAGTGATGGGTATAGATGTTGTAATAAGCAATCTATTTTTTACCCATAGCTTGTGTTCCTCCCGTATTCTTCATGTTTATCTTGACCTTTATGGGAGATGCCTTTTTATTTGATGTTACTTTAGGTGATTTAACATTCACCCTAATCACTTTCTTTGCCATATATTACTCATTTTAATTGTTTTGCAAAAATAATGATTTTTTTTGGTATTATAAAAACTTTATGTATCTTTGCGGTGCGATAGTTTTTGGACTTTTTTGTTTTATAATGATAGCTGCTACCTAAAATATAAGCAGAGGTTTCTTCATACATTTTTCATAAGTCTAATGTATAACTGTCGCAAGTTGAAGAGATCTCTGCTTCTTTTTTTTTATTTATGCGACAGTTTAATGAAGAAAACTTAAATGACACAGGTGTTGTTTTAAGTACGGCAAATCCCTCCGAAATGGGTAAGATATTTTCTTATAATGGAATAAATGTTAGGATGCGTAAGATGAATGGATATATCCTTGTATGTCTTACAGATTTTGCTAGGTTATTTCCTGATAAAAATCTATCCACTATTATAAATTCTAAGGAAATGACTGATTATGTAAATCGTTTGAGCGAAATAAAAAATTTTATTTCGACTGATTTACTGCAAATTATAAAGGGAGGAAATGTATCACAGCAAGGAACATGGGCACATCAAAAAATAGCTCTTAGGGTTGCTCAAAAATTATCCACTGATTTTGCTATTTGGGTAGATGACAAGATCGAAGAGTTTCTTACCACGGGAAATACTTCTATATCATCAAGACTTCCAAACTTCAACAATCCTGCCGAAGCTGCTAGGGCTTGGGCTGATGAGTATGAAAGGAATCAAGCATTAACCTTAGAAAACAAGGAAGCAAAGCTACAACTAGAACTAAAGACGGAACAACTAGATGAATCCAAGGAATGGTATAGTATCAAAAGATGGTCAAAGGAAAACGGTGTAAACTGGAGAAAGGTTAGCTGGAGAAAGATGAAAGTAATATCTTACGAGCTAGGTTACGAAGTGAAAAAGATTTTTGATGCTAACTATGGACAGGTTAATATATACAATGTGAATGTATTTAAGGCATACTTTAACAAATGTGAATAAATAATATGTATTTTAAAATGTTTGATAGTATGTCATTTTATTGACTATATTTGCATCATGTTTGAGTGTAGAAGCAAGCATATCTATAATGAAAGTTTAGGGGGAAAGCGTTCCCCCGATTTTATTAACCATTAAGTGATAAGACAATGAAAAAGTTTTTAGAAATAATGATGATTGTATTCTGTCCTTATATTGTAATAGGCATTAATGAACAAATGGGCACCATTACAAAAATTTAACACATAATATTTCGTATTACATAATACTGATTAATATGCAATTAGTTTATAAATTCGATAGCTGGCGTTGGATTAACGTTTTAAAATGTATGTAAAGATGTACATTAATGCCGGAAAGAAAATACCCTTCGTAAAAGATCAACTACCCATTAGGATAAAATCCCAAGTTGATTAGACTAAGTACGTTAGGAGAGAATATATAGTTACCAAGGGGTGTTTGCTCAAGCCTCTTGCTCTAAGGTCAGTGATTAAACAATTCTGTGGGGTAGGAATAGTGTTACTGACGGGAAACCTCTCCATAACATTGTCGATGAGCATTTAACGGAAAAATCCGACTTATAGTAAAATGGTTTACGTAATTAACAAACAAGGACAAGCACTTATGCCAACCGAAAGGTTTGGTAAGGTGAGAAGGCTGTTAAAAAACAGTCTAGCCCATGTTGTGTGCCGTATTCCGTTCACAATTCAATTGGATTATGACACAACAGATTATACACAGCCCGTAAGTTTGGGTATAGATGCTGGTAGCAAGCATATCGGCATTTCAGCAACAACAAGTGAAAAAGAATTGTATGCAGCAGATGTGGAATTGAGAAACGATATTGTGGATAAGCTATCTACTCGTAGGGAATTAAGAAGAACCCGTAGGAGTAGGCTTCGTTATCGCAAGGCTCGTTTCAATAACAGGGTATCTTCCAAGCGTAAAGGTTGGCTGGCACCATCTGTTGAAAACAAAATCCAAACTCATTTGACTGTTGTTGAGAAGATACATAAGTTCCTACCGATAACTAATATCGTAGTTGAAACGGCTTCCTTTGATATACAGAAGATTAATAATCCAAGTATATCTGGCGTTGAATACCAGCAAGGAGAACAGCTTGATTTCTTCAATGTGCGTGAGTATGTGCTATTTAGAGATAATCATACTTGCCAACATTGTAAGGGTAAAAGTAAAGATAAAGTCTTGAATGTGCATCACATAGAGAGCAGAAAGACTGGAGGTGATAGCCCGAAAAACTTGATTACTCTTTGCGAAACTTGCCATAAGGCATATCATAGAGGTGAGTTTAAATTAAATATAAAACGTGGGAAGTCATTTAGAGATGCCGCCTTTATGGGGATTATGCGATGGAAATTGTATGATAGGCTAAAGAATATCTATCCTAATGTAAGTATGACTTTTGGCTATATCACGAAGAATACCCGTATCACTAACAATCTCCCTAAAGAGCATTATGTTGATGCAAGGTGTATCAGTGGTAATCCTGTGGCTAAACCTCTTGGGTATTATTTCTATCAGAAGAAGGTGCGTTGTCAAAACAGACAAATACACAAAGCTAATTTCTTGAAAGGTGGCAGAAAGAAACTCAATCAAGCACCATTCTTGGTAAAAGGTTTTAGGTTGTTTGACCTGGTTGAATACCAAAAAGAGTTGTATTACATCTTTGGAAGAAGAAGTAATGGTTCCTTTGATATTAGGAAATTGGACGGAACTAAAGTGAATAAAGGCTCTATTAATTGCAAGTATTTGCGGTTGATAGATAAAAGGAAGAGTATATTAACTGAAAAACGAACGCAAGTAAATTTATGAAATGTAATTTTACCCCTATGGACAAATTCTACCAGATACTGGATTACTACGGTTTGTCTTACACGGAGATTAAGAAAAATCATATCCGTGTGTTTTATGAAAACAAGAAAATGTTTGATTATTATCCGCTTCGCATGAAGCTGTTTGATTACCACGAATGGCATCAGCTTACTTATCCGTTCGTGAAGGGCAAGGAAGATGAATGGGAAGTAGAACTTACCATGTTCATTAGCGGAGTGTTGGGAGATGAGATGTTTAAAAAGTTTAAAAACGATTGATTATGGATAAGAAAGAGAAGGAATTTACTCCAAAAGCTATAAATTTGTGTGGCAAACGGAGAATGCTATCATCCATAAAAGGATGGGAGATTGTTCATTATAACAATTACTCTAAAGGTATAGCCAATGTTCAGCCTGTGGACAAACTGAGAGTAACACTTTCAGGACGTGAAGTAATTGAGCATGTCCTATCTGATGGAGATAAAACGATTGAAAAACTAGACAGTTATTTCGGATTGCTATGATGATAAAAGTAGACATACCTGAACCGTTCATAGATGGTGACAATACGATGGTAAACATCACGTCTGATTCATTCTGCTATTCCAGCATTGATTCACGTTATGAAGGATTTCAGAGTTCCTACAAGGACGGGAATATGAATCAGAAGATACAGGGAAAACTAGAGATAATTGCGGACCAGTTTAAAGAACTTATAAAAATAATAGAAGATGGAAAGACATTTGTTAATACAGGAGTGTGAGAGAGAGGAAAAGATGAAGGAGTTACGCAAGCAGCAGAACGATCTTATCAAGAAAGGACGTATGGTTGAATGCTCTCGTGTAACAGCCAAGATAAAGGAGTTTCAGGAAGCATATATCAAGGCTTATCCTGACGGTAAATATGTAAGGGGCATGGATATTATCAAGAAGATGTCTGATGATGAGAAAATGGATTGGATGATGTATGTCAACGCCATTGCTTTCTGTGCTGATATTATCCACTCATCTTCCATTGAGTTGAATGAAATGCTAAAGAAAACACTCCCCGGATCTAGCCTTCAAATGTTTGAAACGCTTGAAAAGGTAGGTACTATGGCAAAGAATCAAATCCTATGGATGGATAACAATGTTGACGAGAAATATCAGGATGATTTTGCAAGATATGCCGATGAAATATCCGTGATGCTTTTATCATTTGTTAAAAATAGATTTTTACCTAGGAAATGACACGAGAAGAGATACATAAGAACGTGCTGGAAATAAGAAATTATTATTTCAGTATTCAGAATAAGATTGATAACGGATGCAATGTTTCAGAATTGGATATAAATTCTAAAACGCATAACCAGATGATTGACGATACAATAAAATCAGCCCTTGAAGATCATAGAATAATTCTTGCTTTGGAAAAATATAGGTTATGAAAAAGAAAGAAATAGACGAAGGATATATTGTAGGTGACTTTTATATTATTAAAAGCCCTATCAAAGAGGGATGGCTTCACATAGTGAATATAAAAACATCTTGGCAGATAAAGGTGATGATGGGAGCGAATACGGCAAAGTTTCTAAGCCTTCCCCAACAGGAGATATTTGACAGGATTAACGGAATATACATTCAATCCATGATGTCTTTATACGATTCAGATTATGCCTTGAAAATAGCTAAAGATGCTGTGTCTTATATGTCTGAAAAGGCAAAAAAGATGGAAAAGGTGGAAAAGAATGAAAATGAAGATATTGAAAAGGTGAAGAAAGATGAGTTCATGATGAAAATAGCTACATCTTCCGATGAAGAAATCATGGACATGATCGTAAATGGAGAGATAAAGTACGAATATTTCAAACAAGAACAGGAGTAAATTTATGAAAGCATTATTTAAAATGGACTTCGATTGCGGAAGAATGGGCAATCTTGAAGGAGTATTTATTGCAGACACAGAAGATGTCGAATACTTAGTGAATAACAAAATCAGTGTTTACTTCGGTGAAGTACTTGGCAAGCACTCTGAAATATCCGGGTGTGTGGCTGAAAGTGAAATCAAACAAATAACCACTGATGAAAATGTAATCAAGATAGTTGAAGAATATGGGCTTAACAGTGGGTATAATCCATTTGAATACACTCTTTGTACATCAGAAACGGAAGATATACCAGATAACGGAGTTGATTGGGATGATTGTACTGTACAAGAATACATAGACTTTATGAGGAAAGGTATAATACCCCAATATTACGAGAAAGATTATAAAGAATGGCTAAGTAGCCAAAAGGAGGATTAAATCATGCAAGACTATATTTCAGATTGGTTCATTCCTATGGATTTCGGTAATGATATGCCTGACGAAGAACCAAGTGGTGATGATAATTTCAATTTTGATTGAAGCATGGAAAAGAAATTTATACTAACAGATAAGTTTGTAATCAATTCTTTTGGAATAAAGTTATTCCAAATCAAGTGTACAAAATCTTTCAAATATGCCCAAAAAGGTGATTTTGGAGGATATGTTGAGAAAGAAGGGAACTTAGACCAAGAAAATGACGCTTGGGTGTCCGGCGATGCTTGGGTGTCCGGCAATGCTCGGGTGTCCGGAGATGCTCGGGTGTCCGGCGATGCTTGGGTGTCCGACAATGCTCGGGTGTCCGGCGATGCTCGGGTGTCCGACAATGCTCGGGTGTCCGGAGATGCTCGGGTGTCCGACAATGCTCGGGTGTCCGGCAATGCTTGGGTGTCCGACAATGCTCGGGTGTCCGGCAATGCTCGGGTGTCCGGAGATGCTTGGGTGTCCGGAGATGCTTGGGTGTCCGGAGATGCTGATATAGAAAACGACAACGAGCATTGCGGATTTGACGGTTTCGGCTCATGCAATCGCCACACTCACGCATATATGACAAAAGAAAAGAAAGTGGAAATAATCTGTGGATGTTTTCGTGGTAGCATTGAAGAATTTGAAAAGAAAGTGGAGGAAACATATTCGGGAACAGTCTACGAGAAGCAGTATAAATCCATAATCAATGTAATTAAAATTAAATTTGGATTGACTGATTTTACATAGTTTACTAATGATTTTTGGCACTGCCCAATTATGGTTAGTTGGTTCGATTCCCCTACGCCCTTTATAAATGGAACAGATATAACAATGTACATTAATACCTCATGAAAAAAGAAGCATACATAAATGAAAACACTCCCGAACTAAGGGATTGGCTAAAAGGACAAGGACTTATACCTGAAACATATCCTGATTGTTGTGATTACAATGGTCTGACTGCACCATATCCAAATTCATTTGGAGAAATGACAATGTATAAAGATGGTGTTAGGTATGAAGAGGATGATGATTTTGAGGAATTTATCATTTGTGATAACGAAGAAATGTTTAAGGAAACCGTAATTGAACTATTAAATAACAATAAACATGAAAACATTTTTTGAGTGTAAAATTCGCTACGAAAAAGTAGCAGAAAACGGGATGAATAAGAAAGTAAGTGAGCAATACCTAGTTGATGCGCTTAGCTTCACTGAGGCGGAAGCACGTATTATATCGGAAATGACACCGTTTATCAGTGGCGAGTTCACTGTTTCGGACATTAAACGCTCCAATTACAGCGAACTGTTCCCCTCTGAGGAAGATGCATCCGATCGCTGGTTTAAATGCAAGCTGTATTACATCACGCTGGACGAAAAAAGCGGAGCGGAGAAAAAGACATCATGCTATATGCTTGTTCAGGCATCCGATTTGAGAGATGCTGTAAAGAAACTTGACGAAGGAATGAAAGGCACAATGGCAGACTATGTGATTTCATCCATTGCCGAAACTGCCATCATGGATGTATATCCGTATGAGGCGGAAAATGATTCCTGTTTATCGGAATACCCAAGTGGACACAAGACGGAAGCTGTCATAGGCGGAAAGAGCGTCATTGTAGACAAAACGGGAAATTCAACTGTAGTTTTACCAAGTTAAATTCAATATATATGTCAAACGAACAACAAAGCCAGGTTCTCCATCATTGGAGAACTGGAAGCCAATCTGATTATGTGGGAGTAGAAATACTCCCTAACGGTCAGTCTATCATTGCTACAATATCCCATATCGTATGGGATGAGAATGCAAAGGTACAAGGTAGTAAGAAACCATCATGGATTGCTTACTTTAAAGAAACAAACCTTGTTCCTAAACCTATGCTGTTGAACAGTACGAACCGTAAACGCCTTACCAAGTTGGCACAAACTGATTATCCTGAAACCATCCGTGATTTTCGTGTCATATTATGCAAGGAACTGACACGTGACCCAAGCGATGGAGGAAAGGTCTACGGATTGCGTATAGGGCGTGATGTTCCGCCACCACCACAGAAAGAGAAGATGACAGTCAACTCTGATAAATTCAAGGCTGCATTGGAAGCATTGAAAAGTGGGAAATGCGACATTGGATACATCACGGCAAGCTATGATGTGGATGCGGAAGCTATGAAATTGTTTAACGAAGCAGTTAAAAAATAG